TCAGAATGTGTCATTGGGTCGATAACCGTAACGTTTGTTAATATGTCTTTATGTTTTAAAACATTTGGGTTTGGATGGATTGGTAATATGAATTCAAGCTCTGGGTTTTCTTTTGCCAGATTATTTATTTCATTGAACCACACGTCAATTTGGTCGTGGTTTTCACGTCTGTGTAATGTAACCAAAACTTTATTTGTATACTCACATTTATCTTTGTAGTGAATCAAATTATCTAACACTGTGTTTCCAACAACATAGATATCACCTAGTGTGTGTTCACTCTCTAAGTTTTGACGATTCAATTCAGTAGGGCACAGATGCACTTTAGCTATCGTAGAAACGATTCTTCTGTTATTCTCTTCTGGATATGGGTTTTCTGTATCATAAGTCCTTAAACCAGCCTCTAAATGGATAACAGGTATTTGCCTATGTAAAGCAGATAATGCTAAACCAGTGACTGAGGTTGTATCGCCTTGCACCAAGATGTGTGTGGTCTCATTTAAAAATTCATCTGGAATATTCATACAATTCATTATGATACTATCTAACCTATTTTTACCATAGTCTAAACCAGTTAGATTATAGTCAAACCTTCCATTTGAAATTGTTTTATGTTGGCCAGTAAATAATATTTTAAATGGAATATTTTCTTTTTCCATTTCATCAATCAAAGGTTTAATTTTGATGAATTCTGGTCGTGTACCGTAAGTTAATAAAATCATTGTTGTTTGTATTTTTCTATGTAATCGCTGCAAATACCTAAACATTGAGACACAACGTCATTATTTAATTCTGGCATTACAGCTATGCTATTTAATATTGGTTGTTTATTTGGATAAACCCAAAGGTGATTGTGGCTAGTCAAAGTTAATGTGTCTTCTTCATGCCAAAAGTAATTAACTGGGTAACCACATTCTTTAAAGAAAACCACTGCTTCAACATTTTTACAATGCACCCAAAGTTTTGATAGTCTATCTCTGATAAACCTAAAATCAATTCCATAATCTGGTTTATCATGACCTAACCATAACATGTTATCTTTAAACCAAACATCAACTTCGACATCATAACCTTTTTTGATGGCCAAGTCAATATATGTTGGTTCGTTTTCCAAAGACTCAAATCGTCCATTGACGTTGCCTCTATGTGCTATTAATATCATAAACTTTTATTCAGCTAAGTATTTGTCATCTTTTGAACTGGGTACTTTAACCACAGTTGTTGTAATATCGGTCAATGCTTTAAAGTCAGTTACCGTGTTTGGTTTAATAATTATGATATCATCTTTAACGTATTTTACACCATTCATTTCTGCTTCACCTTCAACAATTATTGTGTATTCGGTTGATATCTTATGGTAATGAGCTGATTCATAATCACCAGCGTTATATCGTTTAATAGCAATTTCAAAATCGTTTGTTTGTAAAACATTTGGTTCGAAATCACCGATAAACCACCCTTTGGTAAAATCTGTTAAACTACCTACCTTCATTATTTATTGTATTTTTCTAAAAAATAATTTAAGTCTTCTGGTGTACCAATACCCCACATTTTTTCAATGTTAAAGGTTCTAATCTTTTTACCGTCAGCAATCGCTTCATTGTAAACTGGACACACATAAAACTCATTATTTACCCTTATATTTTTACTAATCATTTGTTCAGTATATTTCACATAATCAGAACCGTGTTTCCAATAATAAACACCAACAGTTGCGATATCTGAAATTGGGTTTTTTTCTGCAACTTCCGTAACAAAACCATATTCATTTAGTTTAGCAAATGACCACTTAGGGTGGGTTGATGTGAATGTGATTATACCACCATCGGCATCAGTTTCATTCATTTTATACATAAATTCGTTTGAATCCCATTCTAAGAATTGGTCGGAGTTAGCCATGATTAATGGTTGGTCATTATCGATAAGTTCTTTAGCCAATAAAGTAGTACATGCAGCACCTTCGGTTATACCATCAACCTCAACAATGGTACAGTTTGGTGATACTAGATTTAACAATGTATCTAGGTTATATTTTTCTCTGTGAGATTTTTGTACGATATAAATAAAGTTAGCCTCTAAGTTTAAATTTTCACTTACAACTTTAATCATTGGTTCACCGTTAACATCAATCAAAGGTTTTGGAAAAGTGTACCCAGCTTTTTCAAATCTAGAACCAGCACCAGCCATCGGAATCAATACGTTTAATTTTTGGTCAACCCATTTTGGTGTCTTCATACTTTTGTTTGTTTTAATTTCTTTTATTTTATTATTAATATTTTTATACGTAACATTTTTAGGTGACAAAACTCTTAATATATGTGATTTGCTTCTAGAGGCGGCTAATAACCCATGAGGTGAATCCTCAACAATAAGTGTTTCTTCTGGTAGCACCCCAATACTAGAAATAGCTTTCCAATACATTTCTGGGTGTGGTTTACTGTTATCAACATCTTCATTTGAGATAATCAAATCAAAGTATTCAATTATACCCAATTTTGACAAAACAGTCAATACTGTTTTACGGATAGAGTTTGAACAACAAGCAATTTTATAACCATCTTCTACCAATTGAGCAAAGGTATCCTGTAGCTCAATTGATTGTGGGAGAGAGTGTAAACTTTTTAATGTTAGTTTTTGTTTTTCATCCCAAATAAATTTATGTTTATTTGTTGGTAGACCACGTTCGTTGGTTAACATATTTAATTTTTGATTTGTTTTCAACCCATCAAATGTGCTCAGATGGTCGTCCCAACTAATCACGTATTTTTCATCAACTAACCCTAGTGCAGTGTTTAGTGTTTCATAGTGAATGTTTTTAGCTTCAACTAAAACACCATCTAAATCAAAAATGATTAATTTTATCATATAATAATTATGTTTTTATTTAGCTCAATTAATTGTTTTACTATTTCTTCATAGTAAATCCCAACATGTGAACAAATAACCACACATTTTTTTTCATCTTTGATAATTGTAGGGTTATTAACGACTAAATCAGTACCATATAATTTATGGTTTTCTTTATTTACATCGTTATCAATAATTGATTTTATATTATCTTTATTTAAACCATTAAATAAATAAAATTGAGAGGAGACATGGGCACCAAATAAATAAACATTATAATCACTATATGTTAATATTAATTGGTTAATTTTGTCCATGTTACTAACATGTTTTTCTAAATTATTTTTAAATTTTTTAGCTAAATCTAATCTAATAGGTTTTTTTACTGTCGTATCTTTTGTTAATTTATAGAAAATCGAATGGTTACAATACCTCTGTGTTTCCAAAACTTTAAACCCATTCATGTTACCTAACATTTCTAAAATTTCAGAATTTAAAAAATAAGTGTGTTCAAAATGGAGTATATTATTTGGTGAGTATTCTTTATTTAAAATATATTCCATATCTGGAACAGAGATAATCATAACTCCATTGTCATTCAATAACTCATTACATTTTTTAAAAAAAGAACTAGGGTCGTGAATGTGTTCTAATAAATGTGAGTGTATGATTACATCAACATTTTTAACGGTGTTAAAATTTTCATCAAAAAACCCATCAATAAACTCAACATTTTCTAACTGAACTTTTTCAGCGTTAGGTTCTATTATGTACCAATGTTTATAGCCTTCACTTAATTTTGCAATTTTAGCTGATGGGTCGCTTATTTCTAAGATTGTTTTGTTTTTTATTGTGTCACTAATAAAATTAGTTAATTCAACATAGTGTTGTTTCCAAATATTACCGACAACATTAATATTGTGGTTGTTTTGATATAGAATGTTTAAATCCAAGAGTTCATCAATTTGAATTTCACCGCATGTTTTACATTCATTGAAAGACATGTCGTTGAAATGTTCTTCATTTTTATTTATGTTAACGCCCATAAAAACAGGCATATTAATAGTGAATATTTTTTCCGTATTGTTACCACACAACACACAGTTTTTTCTATTTTTTTTCATAACTGAATAGTTTATCGTTTTCGTATTCATTTAAAAACATACGGTATTTTGACCAATATGCTTTTATGTCATGATTATATAGTATTGGGAACAAAAAGTCAATCCTACGCCCATCATTTATTTCATCGTATTTTTTTGTTAATTGCGTTTCTGGTGGTAAAGCAGAATCAGAAACAGGTATGTCCCAAAGTTTTAACATAAAATCAGTAGAACCAAATAACATATGTTCACATAAGTAACCACCATCATGGTTATGATATGCTGGAAAATATATTTTTTTACAATCTAATAAACTAATAAACTTACACAAATCATCAATAAAAATATCTGCTCGTATTTTTAATACACATTTAAAACCTAATTCTTTAGCTTTTTTAACACCTTCAAATGTGTTTTTAACTTGGTTATTAAAATTTGTTTTACCTGGAATTATGGCTAATTCATTTACAAGCACATTAAAACCGCTATCCAATAACGGTTGCAATAAGTCCATAGACGTTTCACTAGTAGAGATAATCACATTATCTTTAAACTTATCGTAGGTTTTAATTATATCGTTAACATATGTTATTGGACCTTGAACTACGATACAAATGTCCTTATCAACACACACCTCTTTCATTAACATTAATATTGTATTTATTTAGTATCGGTGTTAAGATATCAGAATATTCACTAACATTCCATCTACCTTTGAGTATTGCAGAACAAATGTGTGGGTAAATTGTTGAATCATGATGACCACCTCTTTTTTTATCATTATCGTAATAATACAAGGCTTTGATACTATTATTTTTAAATAACGCTGTACCATTAACTTCTAACTCCCAAATACTTAAACCTTGTAATTCTAACAAAAAATTTAAAAGTTCTTTAGTTCGCCAAATTGTTGGTGTTAAAGAAAATAAAAAATCAGAATTATCCATTAAGTATAACTTACCCATAAAAGGTAGATTACTGTTGATACCGCTTTTAATTAACCTGGTGAATAAAAAACCTTTATCTTCATCCATTATATTAATTATGTTTTTAAGTTCATCTGTTTTAACAGTATCGTATAAAAACATATCTTCAAAATCAATTAAAACATAATTAGTTTTTATTGTTTTTAAAGAATCTATTAACCTATTTGAATATTTTGTTGTATCAGAATATATTAATTGTTCACGTGTTATCTCCTTTGAAGGTTCATTTATCAAGACAATATGTTTATCATGTTTAAAAAAGTTATCATAGGAGTTAAAATAAACTTCCCACAACACTTTACAATCAGTATGTGTATGTGTAAGAATTGTTAAATCGTGTACCATATTAAAATTTAGAAATTAATTTACTATAAGGTGATGTACTATCCATATATGGTCTAGTTTTATAACCATGTACGAATTCGTCAATTGACGAACCAACATCAACATAAGTATTATTTGGGTTTGCTTTATATAAAGTATCGATTATTATTTCCGAAATAGGCCCACACGAAATAAAAAATAATTGATTACTCATCGAGGAATATTTATCGACTAGCATTTGTGTAAATTCAACATCATTAGTTTCCCAAAAATTTATGCAATCATCTGGAAATGGTGTTATATCTATAACATTAAACGGGAAATTGTTTTTTTCCGCATCTTTATTACAAATTAAAATAACATCTCGTTTATTAGAACATAAATTTTTTAACATTAAACTATAGTTAGCGTTAATCCATAAATTAACAAAAGTTAGTTTATCTTCGCTTTGCGTTATGTTATTTTTTAAAAAATTATAATCACTTAAGTTATCGGTGGTTGAAGAAATAGCATAAAAATAATTTTCTTCAGTATGTGTTAATGTTTTAAGTAATTGCTCACCCACTTTGGTTAAGTTATTTGGGGCTTTCCATTTATCTATTGATGATGCTTGAGTACCGTCAGAGACGGCCTCACCCTTCATTAACATAACTTCACCGTCAGCATATCTAGCAAAAGTAAAATTTGTGTTGTTTTCAATTAACGACCAAAAATAGTTAAAGTCAGTATTAAATTTTTCCATTATTTATAATTTTGAAACCATTATTTACCAAATACTTGTAATATTCATTCATTTTATTAATGTTTGCTGGAACCAATGATAAACCATTTTTTTCAGTACCCATTTCCCATCCTTTGGTACTACCCCACATTTCTGGAACGTGTGGTGGATGAGGTGGTACGTAGGTATTCAAACCTAAGTATTTTTGTATCATATATGAGAAGTGCATGTCTTCACCAACAACATCGAAACCATCTGGTGGTAATTCTCTCCAATATGTTGATAACCACTCTCTTTTAAAAAACCACGCATGCCCCACAATATCCACTCTAACAGGTTTTAAATTAGGATTATCCCAACCGTGTCTAACATTAGGCAAATAGCCGTTTTCATTATTATAAACCAAACCAATTGTACCTAACAACCCTTCATGTGATTCCATTGTGTTTAAACAATTTTCAAACCACATTTCCCCTGGAATTGTGTCGTCATCAAAGATACAAATATATTCAGTCTTAGCGTTAAGTGCAAAAGCAAATCTAGCCCACACACCTAAGTTTTTATTACACGAAGCTGTTGTAATTGACGCTGTTAATTCTGGGTCAAAACCTTCTGTATTATTTTGCCATAACATAATCTCTTTTGGTTTAACCGTTTGATTATTGATGGCCTCGATTTGTTGTTTTAGAAATTGTGGTCTTTTAAAACCATTCAATATCACTGTAATACCTTCCATTATTCTAATATTTTTTTATACTCTTCTATTATTTCTGCTGTAATTGATTTGCTGTTGAATTTGGCAATGTCTTCTGGTACTTGATGTAATTCTTTACCCAAAACGTTTCCACTAGCGTCAACATTATAAATCCATCCAGCTTTTCCACACATCCAACCCTCAATCGTTGTTCTACCTAAAAGAATACCAGCTGTTTCATCACATTGATGGATGAATTTCTCAACACTAGCTGTTGGTTCAAAATAAGTAACATGGTCTTGACCATCAATCATTTCGTCTAAATATGTGTCGTTTTTCTTACCAACAACCCAAAGTTCTTGATTTTCTTCTTTGGTTTTATCGATAAGTTCTTGGATGGTGTTTCGTCTTAAATAATCAATTGTACCAACAAAAAGAATTCTTTTTTTCTCACGTTTTTCTGTTGAATTGGTAATTTTAAATTTATCACCATCAATTGGATTATGTATGACACAAACTTTATCTTCTGGGATATCAAATGAAGTAACAATATGGTCTTTAATTTCTTGTCTAATAGCAATATATTGTTTAATCGAATCAGAAATAACTGGTTCTTCCAAGGCTATTACTTCCGAATGGATTGAACAAATTACTGGTGTATTCGGATATAACCTTAACAAATGTTCAGTAACTGGCTTATGATTCAAGTGTACAATGTCAAAATTAGTTTGTGCAATGTTGTAAAGAGTATTTTCTTGTGAAACCACATCACCTTGTGGTGATTTAAGTAACCATTTACCATCACCCAATTTAAAACCAGGCGGTTCTTGTAAACTATACGTTTTGATACCGATTGATTTAGCTAAAGCAGCCAATGGCATACCAATGTTTGAACAAATACTAACCTCACACCCTTGTTTGACCAATTGTTTAGCTAATTCGAAAACATAAAGTTCTGAACCAGTAAAATTAGCAAAACTTAAACAACCAATAAGGACATTTAACTTTTCACCCTTCCTTAATACTCTTTTTATGTTAGCTGGTAAATGTGCTTGATAAGCTTCTGAAAAATCAGCTCTATTTTTCTCCCATGAGTCATTTGTCATCCCAATAGATTGATGATTGATTCTAATCGCTGTAGTGACACCAACCTTAACACCTTCTAAATAATTTTCAAAAGCAAAGGTTACATCATAAAAATGGAAACCTTCTACGTTTTCATTAAATTCTTTTTTGATTCTAGTCTTGTCCAATGCGAACCAAACACCGTCACAAACAACTACTTCTTCTAATGTTTGACCTAAGTCGTCAGAATAAGCAGATAACCAAGTCTTACCTTCATGTGTGTGTGCAACACGCCCATACATTTTTTTAGGGTTGGCCCACCATTGACCAGACTCTGGCATATTTTTAGAACCAGCAACACCCACAATACCAAACTCTGGGTTCTTCTCAAACATTTTGATTAGTTTTTTACCCCATTGATTTGTTTCAACAGTTAAGTCATCATGACAAAACACAACGATATCGTTTTTAGCTTGTTTTAAGCCACGATTATATGCTTTGGTTAGTGATTCACCATTATTGATTATTTCGATTACCTCGATGTGTTTATGAAGCCCAGAAGTCTTAATTAGATGTTCTTTATGTTCTGGTTTGCTTTCTCTTGTACAATATATTACTGTTATCATTTTTTAAATCTGTTATAAGCGTTATCTGTTATTCTAATTGTTTCAGCGTATCCAATAAACTCAGCTAACGTATTAGCATTGGAGTAACTCATAGCTGAGCGAAGATAATCTTCGAAGTTTTGCAACCATTGGAAAAGCGTATATTCAACTTTTCTGTATCTAATAACACCTTCCGAGGTTTTTATTTCTGTTTTACCCCACTTCTTCTGAACTTCTTTGGTACTCATACCTCTAAATTTCTTGTAAACTGGGATTTTAGCCTCATACGCTATTTCAGCAATTAACTGAGGTACTTTGATTCTTTTCCAAAGATAGTTATCACCACACGAATCCAAAGACTTATTGAATAAGCTACCAACCATTACATAATCAGCACCCAAGGCCAAGGCTTTGATTATATCACTGTAGTTTTGCATACCACCATCAGCAACAATCTTTGCTGGATTATCTAACGAACATGATAACAAGTAACATTCATTAATCAAAGAAGCCATAGGGTAACCAACACCAGTATGTACAGTTGTGCTACACCCACCACCATTACCAATACCAACTCTAATATAATCAGCACCAGCATTTGAGAGTTTAACATACGTTTCTGGGTTAGCTACGTTACCCACCATCAAAGTTAGCTTAGGGTATTTCTCTTTGATTAAAGTAGTCATTTTTAATAACTTTTCCATATGACCATTAGCCACATCGATAAGATATTTTCCATCACCCCTTAAGGCATAATTGTAGAATAAATCTTCAATTTCACTCAATGAATACGACTCAAAACCAATATGGTTATCTTCACCTCTAGGTGTACATGTTATAACACCAAGTCTATCAAACAATTCTAAATTGTTAGAATCAATAACAGTATCCATTGGTGCCGTTATCAAAGGTAAAAACCCATGATAAAATGGGTTAATAGTTTTTCTACTACTTATTGAAGAAATAGTAGCTGGTTTTAATAAGATGTCGTTGAAATCGAATTTTATATTCATGTTTTAATTTTTTCCAGTTGAACCGAAACCACCTTCACCACGTTCTGTGTTAGTTGAAATTTCGCTAACTTTGGTTAAGTTAATAATATTTTTTGCTGTTACCGATGCAACAACAGCTTGTGCAATTCTATCGCCATGACTAATCATGAAATCTTCATCACCTAAATTGATTAGGATGATTTTAATCTCACCTCTGTAATCAGCATCAATAGTGCCAGGTGTGTTCAAAACAGTGATACCGTTTTTAGCGGCCAATCCACTACGTGGTCTAACTTGAATCTCGAAGTTATCTGGAATCTCAAAAAATAAACCAGTTGGTACGATTGCTCTAGAACCAGCTTTAATCCAAATATTTTCAGTCAAGTTAGCTCTTAGGTCAAAACCAGACGACCCAGCAGTTGCGTACTGTGGGTCTTCATTGGTTGATTTATTTGAAAAGCGTAGTTTGATTTTATAATAATCTTCATCAACAACAATGGTTGAAAGATTATTAGAAAATTCTTGGTCGAAATCTTCTTGTGTGTAAGGATTGTTTGGGTCCACGACTTCTAAAAGTCTCGCTCGCATTTTATCAACTATTTCCATTATTTACCAGCTTTGGCTTTTTCGTGTTTAATAGCAAATGTGTTACCCATTTTTAACAACTCACCTAAGATACTGTTATGGTATTCAGCCATTTTATCATCTGTTTTATCAAACATAATAATAGCAGAAAATTCTTCTTCACTGAACGTAACACCGTGAGATAACGCATAGTAAACACTACGTTCACTAACTCGCATAGATACTAAATCCTCATTGAATTCGTACATTTTGCCTTGGTTCTTACGGTGCCATTCAGATGTGCATGGCGTGTATAAATTAGCTTTTCCAATTTGATGTAGTAAACAAACTTTAAGTAAAGATGTTTGGTCTACTTGTTCAGCTTCTGGTAGAGCTTTATTGATTAACACAGCGTACTGTGCTACTCTTAATGAATGGTCAATAAGACCACCTTCAAAAGCGTTGTGTAATGATTCCATTGTAGATGCTGGTGCTTTGATAAAAGCCTCACCCAAAAATGTCATCAATTCATTATTCATGAACCCTAATTTTGTTGCTGTATCAAAATATTTTTTTGTGTTAGCAACGATTTTTTCTTGTTCTAAAGACATTGTTCTGTTGTTTTAAAGTGTTATATATTTCTACAAATATACGAACAAAAAACATAAAAAACAAGTGTTTTGATATTATTTATCCACTTTTATTTTTTTATTTCACCAACTTTGTGTCTAGTCGATAAACCAAAATCAGTCTTGTCAACAACATTTTCAACTGTTGTACCAGAAACATCAACACTTTCCTCATTAAGTTTTTCTGTTTTTAAATCCTCAGAAATTTTTTCTTTAAGTTTTTTAATTTCTTGTTCAAATTCTTTTCGTTGATTGTTTAATAAATTAGTTGTGTGTGCTTGGTCAACAGACTTAGCTTCGACTCTTTCCATTAAACTTTTAATGTGTGCAGCATCACCACCAATACTATCTACTGGTGTTTTTAGTTTGGTAAGTACATCACCTTGAAATCTAGGAATACCAACATATGGTTCTTCAACCAAAAGATGTTTTGAAGACCCTACACTAATACTGCCTTTATCTTCATTACCTTTTAAGTATTCAGCAATAAAGTCAAATACTAATTTTAAATCGTCTTTTTTACTCATGATTATTTAGTTTTTTTTACTTATTAAGTCTAAGTATAAAGCTCTTCTGTCTTCAGTAACTTTATCCATAGAGTATGTATCTTTAACCGTGTTGTGTAAGTTCTCTTGCAATGCAGTAACAACTTCTGGGTTTTGGATTAATTTTTTAATCGATGTATACCAATCTTTGTGGTTTTTATTTGAATCGACAAGAATACCATTCGCTGTCATGTCGAAACCACCACCGTATTGAATAGCGTTATTCAAATCAATCTTATAAGGACCAAAGTTTTGTGCAATAATGGCTTTGTGGTGGAAACCAGCTTCAATTACTTTCAACTGACTTTTAACTTTGTTGAAGATGTTTTCTTCAAGTGGTGCCAATGAAATATCAAATAAATTATAGTTTGATGCGTAAGTAGAAATTGGTTTAGTCCAAACACGTCTATATGCTTCGTTAGCGATATTAGGGTATTCTTCTTGTGAGAATTTCATAAGGAAATCTTTATATTCTGGACTAACAGTTTGATAATTGTCAGTAAAGATTTGTTCATATTTAAACCAAACACTTTCCATAGGTGTGATTGGTCTAGTTTTTTGTTCACCAGTAGCGTGGTCAATCAGTGTGTGTGTACCTCTAGTATCAAACCCACACAACACAAATTGCACTTTATCTAACAAACCATCAACCCTTAAACGACCAACAATACCGTTAAGTATTTCTAAATCTTTTAAATGTGAGGAACCACCTAACCAACCGATTCTGATTCTATCAGATTTTTCTAGGTTTGGTGTGAATTGTTTTTCAGTTGGGTCAATTGCGTTAGGAATAACAAAAACGTTTTTATTGAATTTTGCGATTTCCTCAGCAAACAAACTAGTAGTTGTTGTTACATTTTTAGCAACCTTAAGATTTGCAACAATTTTTTTATCGATTTCAGCATTCTTGATTAAATGATATGCTGGGTGGTGAGTACCTGGTGCCCAATAATCATCTAAATCCATAATCGAAATGATTCCTAATGAATCAAATTTTTGAATCAAAGTTTCCATTTGTTCATATGGTCCTAGTGTTCTATGGTAGTGGATAATATCGTATTGCTTCAACCAGTTATCATCATTTAACTGTGGTTCGTAATCCACGTCAATGTGAAATTCATCTGGATATTTATTTTCTAAAGCAATGTGTGGGTTGGTACTTCTAAAGTATGAAACACCTGTTCTATCGCTAGGTACAACTAGCACTTTTAATTTTTTCATCGATTTTCTTTTTTTAAAACTTTTTATGAATACCCAAATATAGGATATTAAAAACATTAGTAAATAAAAAAAGGCCCCATTTGGACCTTTTTTTGATATTATTTCTTTTTTGTTGCGATTTTACCTTCTCTAATGAGTAAGTTAATCGTTTTTTTTATGGTTTCTTCTGTGAGCGTCTTGTCATAGACTTGTTTAAAGAATGTATTGATACCTTCATTAATCATTTCTTTTAGTTCAGTTTTACTAACAGTAATCATATCGGAACCTTGTGGTCTTTGAATGTTTTCATTAACCATTGGTCTAGCTTGTGTTGGTTTTTTAAGTGGAGCCCCAGTAATTCTAGAAATATCTTCAGCAGTAAATTTAGATGGTGGTGCACTAAGTCTAGGTATTCTAGTTTTAAGCATAGCTTCCTTTACATTGGCTGGCAAGTTAGAATTCATTACTTGTTCTTCTGTATAATCTTGAACGTTAGTTGGGTCAAAAGTACCTTGTGGAGCTTCATAGTTTTCATATATTGGCTCTCTTTCATCTCTTTCATCATAACCAGAGTCATAACTTTCACTCATAACGCTACCTTTGGATTGTTTAACTGGTTTTTCAGTTTCAACCTTAGCCATTACTTGTCTAGATTTTGCTAATATTCCGCTTAATGCAGCTAAATTAACTGGTGCTGGTGTTTCCATATTTTTATTTTTATATTTCTTTATTTGTTGGTGCTTGACCAATATCACTTCTTTGTCTAGTAAATGTGCTAGGGTTAACCATTTTACTCACACTAGACATTGTTCTATCACCTGTTTGGTTATATGCTGGAATACCTATGTTAGTGTCAGATACTGGATTTTGCCATTTCATATTAGTTGGGTACCATCCTTCTATTCTGTCTAATCTAAATATTTTCCACGCACCGCTTTTAGGTGTTGTTTTAGAACCACCAAAAATTTGATAAGCTCTAATACAATCGTTACCAGCTTTAGTTTTAGCTAAATTGTAAACTTGTATATATCTTTTGCTAGGTGGTTGACCTTCGTAATCTCTATATAAAATATTCACATTATACTTACCATCTATAGCGGCATTAACGTCATTAACAGATACACCCTCAGAAATAATCTGACGACCTTTGTTAATTTCTTCTAATATAACCTCTTCAAATAGATTGTAAAGTTTCATTGTAAAATTTTTAGATAATTACTTGGCCTATATTAAGGGCTGTATTAGGTGAAGTGTAGTTAGCACCAGCAACTTGTGATGGACCATAACCCCACGTAGCAGCATTAAGTGTTACTTGTGGATTTCTACCAGAACCATTTACACCCAATGTACCATTGATATCTTCAACGTTACCACCAGCATAGTTAGTAATAGCACCATAAATACCTTGTACAATACCGTCACCAGTACCTCTACCGTTATATGGTGATTGGTTATCAGCGATTGCATTGGTGTTTGTACTACCGTAAGCATCATTGACGTTACCTGTAATTTGAGGGTTTTTATATGGTCCTTGGAACGCATATTTAGCTGTACCGATAGCTGATTGGTTGATGATGGCTAATCTACCAGACCCAGGATATAATGTGTTACCATTAATTGCATAAAATTCTAGTGGAGATTGCCCACCATTGTAAACTTGTGGCATGTTTTATAAGTTTTGTTTTTTGTTATTATTCATGTATTCTATTAAATATCTGATTTCAGATATTTCTTTTGTTATTCCTTCACTTAAAGCTTGAGAATTATTTAATATTTTGTGTTTTTCACCACCATCATGATTGCTTTTTCTAGATACACTAGGTACGCTAACGTCTGTTGGTGATTTCTCATCTTGGTATGTATTGTTAGGGTTTGTGTCTTTTTGAGTTTTTCTTCTAAACTCATCAGCTTTCTTAGGAACCTCCACAACCGTTTCGATTTCATTAAATCTAGTATCACCACCTAATCTATTATATTCAACACAATTTTTGGTGTTAAGACAAACTTCTTTAGCGGCTTTGAGTCTGGATAACTCCATAGCATATGCTTGGTGTTTCTTACCTTCTTCTTTTCCAGTAGTTAGAACTTTATCTTTTATGTTGCTATTCATTATTAAATGTTTTTTGGTTTGTTTTCATTTTTTTTAGCCTCTAATGCTTTTTTCAAATCTTCAATTTGAGCATCAGTTAAATCAACATCATTAATAGTATCAATCATTTTAGCTAACTTTGGGTTATAGTTTTTATCTGTAACATCAGAGTTTTTACTTTTTTTAACCAAATCTTCTATTTTTTCTTCAACAGCTTTCTTTTTGATAATAGTTGTCTTTTTATCGTCTTCACTAATAGGTAAACCGCTACCTCTAAAACCACCAAAATAGTATACAGCAAACCAAGGAATATTTTGTCTATAACGACCAAATACCTTGTCTGTTGTTGTTGCCATACCTTTTTCATAATCGGAATTATCATCGTATGGTTTTTGTACTGGACCAGTTTCTATTTCACTATCACCAGTAACATTTCTATCACTTCCATCAGCGAAGATATCACCACCAACTGATTCATCCAATTGTTTCTTTTTAAATGTCGCCATAAATTATTCTTTTATTATAAATATATTCAAAAGATAGAATATTTATAATAAAACCTATAAATATGGCATTTAGAACAAAATTAGACTTTTCTAACAATAGACAAGTTAAACAACACATAGAAACAACAACAGTTTTATCTGGTGCAACCAATTTTGGTGTACCGTTTGGTGATTTACCAACTGGACCAAATCCTTTAACTAGTGGTGAAACAAATAATCACACATTGGTTATTAGTACTTTCTCTGGAAACAGTGCAGTAACAATATACAATTGGTACGATTCAACAATGGCGTTGGGTGAATCTAGTTTATCCGCTATTACACCTAGTAATTCGGCTACAACCCAAACAGTTCAACCAATTTTTACAGCTAACACGTTAACAACAATTGATGGAAATACCGTAGCTTTAACCTATAGTGGTATTTCTTTTGATTTAACAGCTATTGCCATGATTGATTTAGGTGGTGGTAATTATAGTGGTACTGTTGAGACTAATGATTTATTTTACTATTCAGCTGGAACATTAGATTTTACTGGTAGAACAATATGGGCCGATGTTTCTGGTATAACTAGAACTGATAGGTTGATTGTTACAAATAACCCTACAGTTGGACATGTTTTAACATGTATTGATTCTGAGGGGATGGTTGCTTTTTTACCAACTTCTGGTGGGTCTAGTGGTTCAACAACAAGTATATGGGTTGCTGGTACTGGGTTTGCCTCTGCTGTTTTAAGTGGTTCTGGTGGTATTGCTAGTGGTGACTATTCATACGCTGAAGGGTTATCTAACATTGCAACTGGTTTTACAGCACATGCTGAAGGTGGAACAACTTTTGCTATTGGTGATTATTCACATAGTGAAGGTAAAGGTTCAACCGCTAGTGGTACTGGTTCGCATGCTGAAGGAGACAATACATTAGCTAGTGGTATAGGTGCTCACTCTGAGGGTAGAAATACTAAAGCATATGGTGATTATTCACACGCTGAAGGTTATAGCACAATAGCATCTGGTGCATCGAACCACGTTGAAGGCTACCTAACTTTTTCTAGAGGTGATTATTCACATGCTGAAGGTTGGGGTTCTTCAGCGACAACAAACGCTACTCACTCTGAAGGTTATTACACACGAGCTAGTGGTACTGGTGCACATGCTGAAGGTGATAATTCAATAGCTAATGGTCAAGCATCACACGCTGAAGGTTTTTATTCACTAGCAAGTGGTATAATTTCACACGCTGAAGGTGGTAATACAATAGCTAGTGGTAATTATTCTCATGCTGAAGGTAGATTGACAATTGCTTCTGGTAATGGTAGCCATGCTCAAGGTGATACAACATTAGCTAGTGGTGCATATTCACATGCTGAAGGTTTTACCACATCAGCAACAACTGATTCAGCTCACGCTGAAGGTTATCAATCATTGGCTAGTGGGGTTTATTCACACGCTGAAGGTTATAGCACAATAGCATCTGGTGGTAGAGCCGCTCATGCCGAAGGTTATGGTACAATTGCTAGTGGTGATACTAGCCACGCTGAAGGTATTTCAACTGTGGCTGGTGGAAGTGGTTCTCACGCTGAAGGTTCTAACACTAGAGCATTAGGTCAAGCAGCTCACGCTGAAGGATATGCTACATCAGCAACTACTGATTATGCTCACTCAGAAGGTTATGGTACAAGAGCGACTGGTATAGCATCACATGCTGAAGGAAATTTTACAATAGCTAGTGGTGATAACTCACATGCTGGTGGTAATGCTTCAACAGCTTCTGGGGTTATTTCGTTTGCACATGGTAACGCAGCATTAGCTAGTGCCCAATATTCAGTTGCTTTTGGACAAAATACCAGAGCTGTTGGTGGGACTAGTTTTTCAATTGGTGGAGCTACATCAGCAACAACCGATTATGCTTTTTCTGAAGGTTATTTAACACAAGCCAATGGGACTAACTCACATGCTGGTGGTGAATTTAGCATAGCAAATGGTTTAACATCGTTTGTTTTTGGTTCTGGTTCAACTGCTAACGCAAATTATAGTATTGTGTTGGGTAACGGTATAACTGGTTCAACAACCAATACAACATATGTTGATTATTTGAATGTAAAACGAGTGCTTTCAACAGCTTTTGCTAACGATATTAGAATAGATGCCAATGGTAATTTAACAACCAACACATCAGACGAAAGACTTAAAGAAAATATCACACCATTGACTGGTGCATTGGACAAGGTAAAAGCTTTGCAAGGGGTTACATACCAATGGAAAGATAGAAATGCTGGTACTGACGCTGTTAGATTAGGTTTTATCGCTCAACAAGTAGAAAGCGTTGAGCCGTTATTGGTATTTACAAACAACGATGAAGATGCCTATAAAGGGTTACACATTGATGGTGTTATTCCTTTATTGGTTGAAGCTATTAAAGAGTTGACTTCTGGAGGAACAGCTAACCAATTTTTAGAAACACAAACAATTCTTGCTGAGGATAATAACATTGATTTGAATTACAATGGTACACCAGTAACGGCTATTGATGGTGGGGTTAGGGTTCTACACGCAAAGGGTGTTGATTTATCAGCTGACTTAGTTACCGATACAGAAGGTAATTGGATTACAAACAATGACTTCAAACCTAATTCATTAACAATCCCACAATATACACCAAGTTCATCTAACGATGTGGCTGGAACATTAGGGAATGTTGCTAGGGATGAGGATTACATATATATTAAAACAAGCACTGGGTGGAAACGTGCTAACTTAGAAAGCTTTTAACGATGGGAAATATTAAAAATTTTAATTTCAACAAACTAGACCTAAAATTATCCAATAGTGATTATTGGGATTTTTATTTAGGTACAGATGAAGGTGGGCCAGATTGTTCACCTTTACAAGCTGGTACATGCAAGGTCGTTTGGTATGATTTTAATGAACCATCAATATACGGCTCAAGCACTGATTCAATCTATAGTCTTGTAACGTGGGATAACGCAGTAAACACTGGTTATACCCTTAACACTATTGGACTAACTGGAATCGACAATGGTAGGATTTTATTTAACAAAGGTAACGACCCGACCAACCCAGAATTATTAGCGGCTTTGACTGGTTCAACATTAGTTATCCCAGCAAATGATAAAAGATTAAACCTACATGCTGTAAGTGGAACAACTAGACTATTCACTTACCAAACAGATATAAAGGTGGATATATTTTCTGGCGAATACTTAGAATTACGTGGTGGTTTTTACCAAGGGTTCTATAAATTAGATGGAGATACTTATGAAGTGTTACCAACTAGAGTCGATAACGCATGGGCAGCAGAATTTTGGTTAAAGAAAGAAAATTTATCGACATATAGTTCAATCCTTAACAACAGATACCCAAACAATAAAGGGTTCTTCTTTTATATGGGTACTCGTGCTGAAAATAAGTTCTGGAATGAATGGGCTGGTGCCGACACTGGTTGTACAGTATCTTGCACTGCAAGTACGGGGTGTACCGATGTTGTTAGTGAATGGTGTACCGTACCAAAAGAAAACGAAATTTCGATTGTTGGTGATTACGGTATGGCTGTGCCTTTAGACCCACCTCAAGTAGAAATTGATTTGATTACCAATGGGTTCCTTGTATACGGTAGAGCACATGATGGTAGACCAGATAAATTAACACAACCAGAAGGTACTGTTATTTTATCATCGGCAGCTACAATAACAACAGGTTCAACATGCCACACATGTAGAGTTTGTGGTGAAAACCATGATGGTTTAGGTACTCAAACACCATGTACTTATGACGGTAAAGGAATTGCTGTTATAAATTCAGCAAAAGTATTAACCAACAAAACAAACCCATTCTTAATATACGGTAGAGCTAGTAAATCTGGTTCAACATGTTCTTGTCGTTCATGTGCTGGACCAGGAGATGGTTTAGGTAACGAAACCGTTTGTTCATTTAGCGGTAGAACTAGCCCACAAGAAGAAGTTGACTATGATTTGGATATTCTAGATAACGCTTTAGGTTTTAGAATCAAAGATGATGGAAGTATCGGTTATAGATTATTAACAGTTACTGGTCATTGTGAAACAAACACTTTAGGTGAGAGAATATATGTTAGTGGTGTTACCGTTGAAGAAAAATATTCTGAACCTAACATGGTTCAATTAGATAAATGGTCATATGTTGTTGTTAGATTCGTAACTGATTATAAAGATAAATGTGATTTGAAAACTGCTAAACCTAGAAAAGGAAAACTTATGTTTTATATCAATGGTTATCTGAAGTTTGTAGTTAACGAATTTGATGAATTTATTGGTAGAAGATTGAATGAATATAAATCAAAACAAGTTGGTGTACCATTCAATTTTAGTCTTGGTGGTGGTAGTCAAGGTCTTATTGAAAGTCAGACGTTTGATGGTTTAGACCCTAACGATAGGGGTCTTCCAATTGAAGAGAATTTTGCTGGTTCATTTATTGGTGGAATATCACAATTTAGATTTAATATTTGTGATTTAACACTATGTAAAATGAGAAACCAATATTTGGCTGAGTTACCAAGATATTATCCAAACGATACCGATTTCTTGATGACTCAAAACGAATTATTCTTAACACAAGAAGATGATTGGGGATTGATTTGGTAATATCTAAAATAAAATACATTTTTTATTCTGTTTTGAGACAGACTATAATATTTATAATAAACTAAAGTAACATGGCTAATAAAAAAATAACGCAGTTAAATTATAACACTACTCCAACAATGGATGACCTTTTCCCAGCGGTAAATGCTGGTGAAACTAAAAAATTGTCGTTTAGTGGTCTTACTGAGTTAATCGCACCTTACATTGAAACTGCTAGTTTATTACCAGAAATTGGTTTTATAATTAGCCCAGATTCAATTAACCGAGACGTTAACTTACCAGAAACATCAACTGTTAGATATTTTGGTCCGTTGACTATGGGGGTTGGATACACTTTAAATGTTCCAATAACAACATCACTAATAATACTATAAAATATAAAACACAAACTATGAGTACAATTAACGTAAACAACGTAATGCCAGTTACTGGGAACACAGTAAACATCAACGGTGTGATAATGACAAACGGTGTCTTATCGGCTACAACATATCAAAACATACCTAATTTTGACTTTACTGGTGGTACAGTATCTGGTTCCACTAATTTTGTTGGTGGACTTACCGCAAATACTATGTCTGCAACCACATTTTATGGTGATGGTTCAAATCTTACTGGTATTACAGGTATCACTAACTTTATTTCTGTGACTTATTCTGAATTGGTTGATATGATTAGTGGTAGTACGTTATCTCAAGGTTCTTTCTATTTTATTAGTGACTTCAAAACATGTTACGATAGACCAGAATACTACGCTAACGGTGATGCAAAATTAAGTGGTGCAACTACATACGTAGAAGGTGAAGTTAACCCTATCATTGTTTTGGCAACTAGCTCAAATACTATTAGTTCAACGGCTTATCAACCAGCATACCCAAACGATAGAATTCAATATGATTGGACATGGGACCAAACTGAAATTACATTAGGTGCTGCTTATGGTAGAATCACTGAAAGAATTGATGAGTACAACAATAGAACAGATTATGACCATAGAACTATTGAATTTATAAGATTTGCAATATATGATAAAGGAGCCAAAATATCTGGTCTTCTAAGTGCTTTTGATTGCAATACAGGTGTGTTTATTGGTGCTGATACTTTATTTTTAAGTGAAGTAAGTGATGGTGATATATTATTTTTTGAATGGCAGAATGGTTTGGTTGGTGTTAAAGTGATTAGTGCATCTACAGATACAGAATTAGTAGTTGTTGTAGACCCTACATTTACAAATATTGCTTTTGAAAGCAGTACAATACCAATGTATAAAGCAATAAATCAAGAGTACTATGGTGATTATAAAGAAGCTTATATTGGTCAAAATATTGTTGAGGATTTTGAAATATATCCAACATTTAATTTAGATGGAACAGCAATACATAACTATATTGGTGACTATTCTAGGTTCTTTATTGAAGGAAGTTTGAGTAACTCTGGTTTTTTATTAGCAAACAACGTATTCTATAGTGAAAACTCTAGAAATTATTCTAACACTATTGGTGATAGGTCATATAATAATAACTTTAATTATTGGTTTTCTAGAAACACAATTGCTGGTAGATTTTACAACAACGTAGCTCGTCAAAACGGATTTTATAGCAACACTATTGGTGAGTATTTCAACGATAATAAAATAATGACTCAAGTATACGATAACATTATTGGGGTTGGTTTTAACGAAAACATTATCATTTCTACTTTTTATGGTAATAATATTGGTAATTATTTCTATAGAAATGATTTATATAGTGAATTTTATGACAATAAAATAGGTAACGATTTTAATCAAAATATTATTGGTGATTTAGGAAACACAGATAATTTTGAATTTTACGGAAACGTAATTGGGGATGGTTTTAATGATAATAAAATTAGACAAGATTTCCATAACAACAACATTGGTAACCTATTTCAAAATAATGTTGTTAATGGTTCTTTCAGAAGAAACACAATTGGTTATAATTTTGCATATAATCAAAATATTGGTTCTAGATTTAACGCAAACCATATCGGTAATGATTTTAATAATAACGAATTAATCGGTGATTATTTTGAAAACAATAAAATAGGTAATGATTTTCAAAGTAATAGCGTATCATACTTTTTCAGAGGTAACCAAATTAATAATGATTTTTATAACAATACTTTAGGTGATACCCAATATTTTACATGGAATAACTTAAATATTGATAATTTAACTGGTAGAACATACAACACCTTTTATAATTCATTATACGGTAATGGTGGTGAAAGCGTTGGAAACGTAATTTTAGGTAAAGAACTTATTATGCATGATATCATTAATGATGAATATCATATCATTAAGTTTACTCAATGGACACAAAGTAACAATGGTGGTGGATTCTCATACGAGAGAACAATGGTTTGGCCAAATGAAGAACCAACTGTTTATTTTACTAAATCAAACTATGGTTCAGAGGTTGATATTATCTATAGTGGTAGTGTTGAAATAACAAGAGGTAACAATGGAGGTATCTATAATGCCGCAGTTGAAAGTGGATGGAATGATTCAGTATCACCAGAAAACACAGAATGGAACTCAATCTATACAGAATCAACCAATGGTTCATATTTCCAAGATAACAACATAGGTAATGAATTTAAAGGAAACTATATCCGCAATGAATTTTACTTAAATAATGTTGGTTCATATGTTGGAGCAAATCATTTTTCTGGTGATACTGGTAATAACTCAATTGGTTCTTACACGCACGATAATGACTTTTTAGGTGATATTTATGGTAATAAATGGGATACTGAATTTTCTAACAATGTAATTGGTCAATCGTTTCGAGTTAATAATTTTGGTGAGCTTGTTTATAATAATATAATAGCTGACAACTTTAGTTATAACGAAATAGGTTTCTCGTTTTATAACAACACAATAGGTGACAATTTTGGTTATGGGTATTCGGAATCACAAGGAAATAAAATTGGTAATAATTTTGAGAACAATAATGTCGGTGAATATTTTTACAATAACATTATCCCAGATAATTTTAGTTATAACGAAATAGGTAATTATTTTCAATCTAACACTGTTAAAACTAAGATTGAAAATAATGACTTTACACCAAATTATGGTAATATTACAGCATTTACTTATGTAGCGACTGGTTCTACAGCTACTGATAATTTATACACTAATATGGTGGGAACCACCAATAGTGTTGGTGTTAACGCATCATTTAATATTGAAGTGAGTGGGAATACTGTTGTAGGTGTTAGCGGTAATACTGAAGGGAAACTTTTTGTAAGTGGAGACACTATTCTTATAAGTGGTACCCAAATAGGTGGTAAAGTAAGTGCTGTTTCTGGGGTTACTAGTGACGCAATAGGTAAAACTGGTACAACTGGTACATATCCTAATGTTTTTGCTACCACTACTGGTACTGGTCTAAATATTAGTTTTGATATTAGTGTAACTGATAATTTGGTTGATGCGATTGAGTTAAATAATAGTGGTGATGGCTACATTGTTGGTGAAGAATTAAAAATACTAGGTAGTATTTTTGGTGGGGTCGATGGAGTTGATGACATTACTATTGTTGTTGATTCTGTTTATTCTGATAATATTACAATAACAATCACAGGTGTTTCACCAAACCCTTCAGTTTATGAACCATATACAACTGAGATTTTTGAAAGAAAAGGTGGTGCTAAAAGATTATCATTCTATGATGAGTCTGACATATTAAACATAACAAACATTAACGAATAAAACAATGAGAATCTGTATATTATGCGAGGAAAGCAAAGTCCTTCAAGTTAGAGAAAAAATGAAAAGTGATAGAATCTTAAACATAGATTTATCAGAAACAGGTGAAATGCCAGCAACACATAAATTATGTGTTATGGCGGTAACTGATGACAAAGCTAAACAACTTATTGATTCTGCTGAGTTAACTATAATTGAGGCTATGGGTCCAAAAGAATTTTTAGAAAAACACAACCTAAAAAAGATTGGTGGGTATGGGTCATTTGGAAGATTATAAAATAAAGAGAAACTTCATCACACAAGATGAAGCCAACCAAATAGTGAAATGGATTGAATCTATCGAACATGTGGGTGATAACGCAAATCATCACCTTTCAGAGTTGTCCAAAGCATTAAATGGTAAATCTTATATTTTTGACATTTCAAATACAACATTAACAAAATATATTAGTGATTTCCAATCAATACACCCCGTATCAAATGATGTATTACCACAAATTATACACGACATAATTGATAGGATAGCTGAAGAATTTAATTTTTCAAAAGAGAACATTTTCTTACAAGCTGTAGATATGGATAAAGGCGGTAAGATAAACCCACATTATGATGCATCGATTGATGGTTACGTTAATTATAAGTGCAACATAAGTATAGAGGCTGAAGATTATGATTTTTTTATTGATAAAAACGTAATTAACATTAAAGAAACAGATATGTATTGTTTTGAAGCATCGCTCTATAAACATTGGACAAATGAGTTTAAAACTAGGAGAGTTTTTTTAAGTTTTGGATTCATATTAAAATACGAAACACTAGGTAGAGAAATCAATGACCCTAGAGTAAGATTAAGCAAAAGAATTGAGAAATATTTTCAACGATAAACTATTTATTAAATAAAAACAACATGGGAACAAAATACATTGTAAATAACGTAACTGGACAGACTATATCTGGTGATTTAAACATAACTGGTAATTTAAGAAGTAATGATACTGGTACTTATAAAGCATTATTAACTGAAACAGGTTCATTAACTGGAACTACTCTTAATGACTTTAATTATGGTTTAATTATAGGTGAAACTTACACAATAACTTCTTACCAAAGTGATGATGATTTTAGTAATATAGCAAATGTTGTATCTGGAAATATTAACGAAACTGGTTGTGTTTTTGTAGCTACTGGAGAAACACCAAATAGATGGTTTAGTAATTCAGAATTAGTTTCTGTGGGTGACTTGGTTGTTACTGAGTTAGAAAACTCTTTAGGGTTTCCTATTTATTGGATATCAAATCCAATGGGTGGTAGTGGTTATTATTTTGGATTTAGAGATATGACTGGACCAATTATTAATACATTCCCAAGAAGAAGTACATATGTCAATACACAAACTAGAGGAACGTTTTTTGGACCTTATGGTTTTATTCAAACTAGTGCTGGTATTGGTAGTATAGAAGATAAAGATGATGTAGTTTTTTTAGAGGTTTACGATTGGGATACTGACCAATTATTAGGTAATGCATTGTATTACACACCAATAGAAATAGTTATTAAACAAGATTTAGATACAACACCCGTTGATATCTATGGTACTACTGATAGTTTTCCATTTCAAAATGTGGCTTATACAATAGAGTGTGGTGATTATCAAGTAAATACTTTTTATTGTGACGACACTAGAACTGTAAATGACATGAGAGATTTAATTAATTTGTTAAACACTGACGCAAACACAAATACTTTAGGTGTTTTCTCTGCTAATGATGAAACTGGTATTAAATTAACAATTGCTAAGAATTTTGAAAACCAATTATGTCCAGATAGTACATTAACTTTCTTTGTTTTTAACGACTAATAACACATTATATAAAAATAAAAAACCATGGTAAAATTAATAAAAAGAACAACAGATAGTAAATTCCTTCAATCATTGGAAAATGATGTATGGGTTGATAACGCTAAAGAAGCTTTTGAAATGACATATAAAGAGTGTGAAACAGCTAAAACTGAATTACTTAAAACATACCAACAAGAAGAATTAAAAGAACTTCTTAACATGCAAAAATCAAAACCAATTACAGAAGAAGAAAGAAAAGAACTAGTAGCTTTATTTGTTCGTAAATAATAAATTCAAATATGGAATTTCATATAAATAAAAACTCAACATTACCAAAGCTTAAGCTTGAACTTATCAAGGATGGAAGAAATGATTTCCAAAAATTTCATGATAAGATTCAAAACGCTGTCATTTATTTTACAATGACAGATGTGGTAACTGGTGTCAAAAGAATAGCTAAAAAAATAACTGGGATAGAACAAGTTGAACCATCAAGTTGTGTTGGTGATGAATTCTATTTGGTTTATAATTTTACCGCTAGAGATACCAGTGTTGCTGGTAGATATGTTGGTCAATTTGAAATTGATTTCTTGGACGGAACTGGAACACTTCTAGTTCCAATCAGAGAAGAATTATTTGTTAATATTTTAGACGGAAGCATAAAAAAATAACCTTTTACTTGCATCTATAGATAAAAAATCGTAACTTTGTACATTACAAAGTTAAAAAAATATTTTCCCTTTTTACTTGTCAGATTCATTTTTGTTTAGTACCTTTGTAAAAAATATAACAATGAGTCAAACAAAAACAAAAGTAAGTAACGAACTTATTGAGTCTTTCTTACAAGGTACCGACCCACAACAATACATCGTAGCAATCGAGGCTAATTACGATAAGCCAATGGTTACTCTTGTTATTAACGACAAAGATGCGGTTCCAAACAAAAGATTAGTAGACCACCCTTATAAACCATTCTTATGGTTTAAAGAAGAAGTAACTGCTAAAATTTATGGTGGTAAACGCATGAAAATTATCGAAGCATGTCGTAAATATGATGTAAAAATTACTTCACTTAGAACTAGTGACGATGAGGGTAATACCCCATTGCGTATGGAAAATGGTTACAAATACATGGCCACATGTAAAAAATCATACAACCATTTAGTAAACTTCTTCAAAGAAGGTGGTGTTGATGTATTCAGCAAAGACCACAACAGGGGTTTTGTAATGTTCAGCCCAACTGAACAATTTCTAATCCAAACTGGGAAACGTCTATTCAAAGGAATGGATGACTATGACGATGTGCATAGATTTCAATTTGACTTAGAGACGGAAGGTTTATTCGCAAGCAAAAATGCAATCTTCCAAATTGGTGTTAGAGATAACAGAGGTCTAGAAGAAGTAATGGAAGTTGTTGGGGACAACGGTTATGAAAAACGTGATTCCGAAAGAGACATCATAGCGAAATTCTTTAGAGTAATCGATATGATTAAACCAGACATCATTACTGGCTATAACTCGGAGAACTTTGACTGGCCTTTCTTATTTGAGCGTGCGGAGCGTTTATCTATTCCAATCACAGAATTAGCCATCACACTTAATAGAATCTCTAAGATTAAACGTAAACCATCAACACTTAAGTTGGGTGGTGAAACAGAAGCTTATAATCAAACACATATGTATGGTTATAACATCATGGACATTTCACACGCTGTTCGTAGAGCAATGGCAATTAATTCTGAGATTAAATCTTGGGGTTTGAAGTACATCACACAATATTCTGAGATTGCTAAACCTAATCGTGTCTACGTTCCAGGTGATAAAATCAACACAACATGGGCTGATAAAGTAAACGAATATGCTTTCAATGATGAAAATGGTGATTGGTTTAAGATTACGGATAAGAACCCATTAAAAGAAGGGTATAAAAAAACTACGGGTCAATTTATCGTGCAACGATACTTATGTGACGACCTTTGGGAAACTGAACAAATTGATAACATTTTCAACCAAGCCAGTTTCCTTATCGCTAAGATGCTTCCAACCACTTTCCAACGTTCATCAACGATGGGTACTGCTGGTCAGTGGAAACTTATCATGGCCGCATGGTCATATGAGAATGGATTAGCTATTCCAGAAACACAAACCAAGCGTGAATTTACTGGTGGACTTTCTCGTCTATTAGAAGTAGGTTATGCTAGAAACGTAGTAAAGCTGGATTACGCTGCACTTTACCCTAAAACACAGCTTACACACAACATTTTCCCAGACTTAGATATTAGTGGGGTAATGGAAGGGATGTTAACCTATGTGGTTGATACACGTGATAAGTTTAAATTCTTAAATGGTAAAGAGAAGAAAAAATATAAAGCTTTAGAAACAAAGCTTAAAGAAGATAAAGACTTATCGGCTAAAGAAAAAGTAGAACTTAAAAAAGAAATTCAAGAACATAAAGCGTTGGCTAACTTGTATGACAAGAAACAGTTACCACTTAAGATTCTTGCCAACTCATGGTTTGGTTCATATGGTGCACCTTATATATTTAACTGGGGTGATACCGATTCAGCAGAAGAAACAACATGTCGTGGTCGTCAGTATTTACGTTTGATGGTACGTCACTTTACAGAAACCCACGGATTCCGTGCGTTGGTAGGTGATACCGATGGATTTAACTTTTCTTTTCCAGATAATGTTGATGATATCAAGTATGTTGCTAAAGGTAATCATTGGAAAACAACTGACGATGCTGGAAAAGAATTATGTGGATTAGATGCTGTATTAGCTGAGTTCAATGAAAACTATATGGAAGGTCGTATGGGGTTAGATATCGATGATATCTGTAACTCTACAATCAACTTTGCTCGTAAAAACTACGCTAACGATATTGGTGGAAAGATTAAGTTAGTTGGTAACTCTGTGAAGTCTAAAAGAATGTCGGTTTACATCGAAGATTTCTTGGGAAAAGCTATTCGTATGTTATTAGACGGTGATGGTCATTCATTTATCAACTATTACTACGAGTATGTAGATAGAATTTACAACTATCAAATACCTTTGGTTAAAATTGCTTCTAAAGCTAAGGTTAAGTTGTCAATGACGGATTACAAGAAAAAAGCTACGATGACAAACAAAGCTGGTAACCCAATGCCTAAACAAGCACATATGGAATTAGCTTTAAGAGAAGGCTTAGACACAACATTAGGTGATGTATTATACTATATCAACATTGGTACAACTAAATCGCAAGGTGATTTAAAAACAGTTGAAATCAATAAGATGACCAAAAAACAAGCTGAAGCTTGGAAGTTGGAGAACCCAGACATGTCGTTGCCAGCGGTTAGAAAAGAAGTTCAGTTGAATTCTAAATTAATCAACCCAGATACTGTTGAACGTGATTTTGAATTAATCAAAGAACTTGAAATGCTAAAAAAAGCAGTTGCTACATTAGAAGAAGGTGATGCGAACATTGAATCGTTGACAACTAGAATGGAAGACATAGATTCTCAATTGTTTACTGACGAGTACAACGTAGCTCGTTACTTGGATGCGTTTAATAAAAAAGTTAAACCATTATTGGTTTGTTTTGCCCCAGAAATTCGTAACAACATTCTTTTAGATATTGTTAAATTAAAAGATAAAGAGACTAAAAAAGTAACTGAAAAATTAAAAGAAAGACAAATCTTCACCAGAAGTGAATGTGAGTTGGTTTCTGGTTTACCGTTCAAAGAAACAGACCAAGATTCTTACCAAGACCTTATGCGTATGGAAGATAAAGAAATCAAGTTCTGGGACAAGGTTAACAAAGTCCCAAATAACATGGAAGAAACTGAATGGGAAGAACTTAGAATTGATTACCACGAACGTATGCGTATTGCTAAAATCGAAGGTGTTATTCACGAAAAAGAAATGATAGAAGATATCATCAAACATTTAGAGGTTAAAGATTTAGAGGCAGCGATGCAAGGAGAATTACCTAAAGACATATTTGTTTTATCTGATATCTCCGATGATGATTCATGGGCACTTATTTCTAGAAAATGGGATGAACCGTTATGTTATTTTAACGACATTTTTAAATATGAAAAACAAGCAATCGAACGAGATAACTATTACAAGATGGTTGGTAAAGAAAATGAGGATAATCGTTATGAAGAATGGTTAGATTATTTAGCCGAATGTAAAGTGATGACTGGTGAAACAATGGTTACTGAATTTGAAACTATTGTGAACACTGAAAAAATGGATATTGTACTTGAAAAGGTAAAAGAAAAATCTACCAAGGTAGTTATCGAACAACCAATAGAAGTCAAAAAGAAACGTGCAATGTCTGAAGGAGATGAAGACGATGACGAAATCGAGGAGGATGAAGATGGTAATTTAATCAGAAGTGATGAAGATTTAAAACTAGATGATGAATTCGATGATACGTTTGGTGAAGTTCCAGAAGGATATGTTGTAGATGAATCTAGCATGTATGAAGAGGAAGAAGAAAAACAAGAAGAACCAGAAGATGAATGGGGATTCTAACAAATAATAAAGGGGCTTTCGCCCCTTTTTTTATTTTAATAAACCCAGAACCCTAATGGTCTGTATTTCATAGATGTATTTAAGTCTGTTGCTTCTTTCGCACCCCTTTCTAATTGTGATGTAGATGAAAGTCTAAGTAGTCTAGCTTCTAGTCTTTCTAAAACAGCTTTTTTCTCATCGTTTCCTTCAGAGATAAGTGTTTCATAATCCATAGTTCTTTCAGCTTCTGGCGGTCCAACAATACCACCAAATTTACCTCTAGTTCTACCCAAAGCTCTTTTAGCTTCAGCAATAAATAATTGACGGATAAGTGTTTTAGTTGGTTCGTTAAAGTCAGCGTAATCTAATCTAGCCAAAGGAACTTGGTTAGGCATTTTAATAATATCTGGATTGTCTTGTTTACATTGGTCTAAGTTTTCTGGTGTTGTATCATAATAGTGATACCATACATGACAACCAGTCATGTTGATTGAACTACCGACACCACCGATTCCTTGACCAAACGATAATTTAGAACCAGGTGTACTCATCAAATGCAACAATTTAGTCCCGTTAGGCCCAGCTGTTACCTTGTGTACCAATTCACTTCTAACAATACGGTTTTTTAAGTTCATATCGGCAGCTGTTAAAAGGATATCAAATGCTGGTGCAATATAGTAACCCATTCTTCCGTTTGGACCACCAGTACCGATACCACCACCAGTTTGTGCAAACCCACCACCGAATCCGTAGTCAATACCACCATAGTTAGCTAATAATGCTTGGCTAGTTGCTGGCGGTGTAATCCAAAGAACTTCATTTATTTCACGACCAGCTGGAATAGTATAAACTTGTCTACCAGATTCAATCTCTACGTAGTCTTTCTTTAATTCCCATGGTCCGTTAGATTGTAAACCAACTTGTTTTGAATAAGCATAGGTATATTGAGTCATGAAATCAAAATTTCTAACACTCAAAGCAAAAGCCATATCGGTTGTGTCTAGGTTTTGACCTAACAATGATTGCCATTGGTGTTCAATTAACCATTCTTGGACATATTGTGCATAGTCCTCTATCGAGATTTCTAATAGAGTGCAAAGTTGTTCGTCTTCCAATTCAATTTGACGCACTGGGGCACCCAATGAATGTCTGAATTGGCGAAACAATTTTTCTCTTTCTTCTATACTTACTGACATAATAATTTTGTTTTCTTATAAATATCAATAAGTTTTAAATTAAGCTAAAAACTTCTTAGTTATCTCTACTGCTTCTGTAATTGATTGGTAGGAAACGTTTGGAACTAACAGTTGTTTTGCAACTTTAATCACTGGAACTTCTTCAGCTTTCGAAATTTCAGATATGTTGTTCCATTCTTCAACATTTTCTTCTAAACTTATATCTACATCACGATATTTGATTCCTTGGGTATCGTAAATCTCTTTTAATTCCTTACAATAAGGACATTCTGGGAAACCATAAACTGTTACCATTTTACATTTTTATTAAATCATCCACCAATAAGGCGGTTATGTCATCTTCTGTTAATTTTTTATCACCCATAATAATATTGATGATATCTTTTTTGCTATTTAACATAGCCCACATTCTACTAGATATAGTATCATCAAATAATTGATAGTAAACATTTACATCATTTTTTTGTCCGATACGGAAAGCTCTATCTTCTGCTTGTTCGTTGTTTCCTGGCACCCAATCGAATGAGTTAAAAATAACAACAGTTGCTTCGGTAAGTGTAATACCAACACCAGCAGATTTAATGTTACCAACAAAAACCTTTACTTTGTCGTTGTTTTGAAAGGCATCGACAGATTTTTGTTTTTGTATAGTTGTCATTGGTCCGTTGTGTTTAACCGCTATTTTACCAAAATGGTTAGCTATTATTTCTAATTCATCAGTAAAGCTAGTAAACACGATTACTTTACGTCCCATTTCAATAGCGTTTTCTACCATTTCAATAGTGTAAGGTATTGCTTCCTGTGCAATAAATTGTCTAAGAAGAATAAGTTCTACAAGGTCTTTTTGCAAATCGTTGGTTTTCTTACCTTCTAATTTTCTTTTCTCTAAGTATTCTTCCCATAATAGTTCATATTGTTTAAGACCTCGTTTGTCTAATATGTGGTGCATAGGTGTTATTACTTTGTCTGGCATATCTAAAACTTCAGTCTTTAAACGTCTAATAATAGTATTTTTAGTCTTGTTTGCCAATTCTTCTAAATTGCTAGCACCATCAGTAAGCCATATTTGTTTTCTTTGGCCGTTTTTAAGCGTTCTAAAGAACTTTCTACCATCACAATATCTTACGGCATAGTGTTTCCAATTATCTGCAATAGGGGACTTAATAATCTTTAAAAGATTAAAGAAGTCCATGGGTCTATTTGCAACTGGTGTACCAGTCAATAACCAAACTCTTTCTATTTTGTGTTTTGCACAAAGTTCTACCATGATTTTACCTCTAATACTCTCATTGTTTTTCAAGTAGTGAGCCTCATCAATAATACATAAGTCGTAACCAGCGTTTACTAGTTCTCTATTTAATACTTCTTCTGGTTCGCCTTCTTTTCTTTTTTTACCAGAAGGCAAAGTATGAAAATTTTTAAGGATATCAAAGTTAATAATAGTAAATTTTGCATCACTCCATTTTTTACCATCAATAATAGTTGTGTCTTCACAAAATACATTGATTTCACGTTCCCAGTTAATCTTGGTTGATGATGGGCAAACTACTAGAATTTTTTTAGCACCACTTTCCAAAGCAGCAATAATTGATTGAATGGATTTACCCAAACCCATATCATCAGCTAAAATACAACCTTTCCTAGACAATAAAAATTTTACACCTTCTTCTTGGTGTTGATAAAGTTTTTTACCATCATGCGATAAAACTTCATTATACTTTGAAAAATCAACATCTATATTGATGGATTCAAAATATGGGTCATCAGTTACCTGTGTCTTAGGTAACCAATACATTTTAGATTCTTTTTGGTTTTGTTTTAGTTTACCGTACACATGAAATGTTTTATCTGTTTCAGCAAGAATAAATTCAATAAGAACTTTTTCTGGTGTAAAAGATAATTCATCTATTTTTTTTAATTCTTCACCTAAATAAGCTGTGATTCCAACCACTCTATTAATATAAAGCGGTTCTCTTTCGTGATTTTCCGTAATGTATTTTGATTGGTTCTCAGTTAGAGCCAATTTGTTGTTCTTCAAATAAGCTATTTTTAGCTTTTTGATGTATGGGTTTATCCCTTCATATGCTTCGAGCAATGAAATGGCTGAATGTCCTCGTATGTCGTCTAAATTAATCAAATTAGTCTTTTGTTTTTAATCCTGGTATAATTATTATCAAATATAATAAAAAACCAAATAAAAATCAATAGTTTGTGGTTATTAATAAAAAGATAAATATTTATAATAAAAACTATGGACAATAAGAAAATCACACCGATAACACGAATTAACAAGTTCTTTTCCGAAGAGGATTTTAACTTAGAAATTTCTATGGGTAGAGAGGCGATTGAGGGTGATGGAAATTTTACCGTCATTCTATATAGAGTTAATAGGGATATGAGTGAATATGATAGTCTTTATGGTGAAGCTTCCAAAGACGGTATTAGATTTTACCCACCAGTAGAGTTAAAAGTGATTCCGATAATGGCATCACCAGAAAACAAAACATACAACAAAAACGGTGGTTTAAGATATTTGCAAGATGGAAATTTATCCTTTGGGATTTATGATTCACAATTATCAGAATTAGATACTACACTTAGCTATGGTGATTACATAGGTTACCCAGTTACGGAGACTGAAATTAGATATTTCAGCGTTGTTAATGATGGGGTTAAGAATTACGATAACAAACATACCATTATGGGTTACAAAGGTGCTTTTAGAACTGTTGAATGTGCAACAGTTGACACTAATGAATTCAGAGGGTTATAAATAAATAAACAATAAGATATGGCAATGCCTAAAGGTTATATAACCGATATAAATATTAAGAACCAAAAAGTTGGGCCAGAAAGAAGACAGGAAATTCTTGATGGTATTGCCGACCAAGGTACTTTTTTACCTAGAGGTGTATTGGAAGAAGATATGGACCAAAGCTTTATCGATTTTATGAATAATGATGAAGGTTTTTCTATCAGTATCGATGGTAACAAGATTCCAGTAATATTTTTAACTATTCAAAGATGGACTGAGTTTACTAAAACATGGCAGTTTTCTGATAAATATAAAAATATTGAAATGCCATTTATCACGGTTGTTAGAAAACCAGACATCCAACAAGGTCAAAATCAAGCTGGTCTATGGAACATACCAGGAAATCGTACCTATACTTATATGAAAGTTCCAACATGGGATGGTGTAAGGCGTGGTGTTGATTTATACAAGGTTCCACAACCAACATCGGTGGATTTAACTTACGAAGTAAGAATTTTTACCAACAAAATGAAAGACTTAAACAAATTCAATAGAAAAATACAAAGAGCTTTTCAATCTAGACAATGTTATATAAACGTTAATGGACACCCAATGCCTTTGCATTTGGAATCAATAGGTGATGAGAGTAATATAGAAGACTTTGAAAATAGAAGATTTTATGTTCAAATGTTTGAGATGAAACTTTTAGGTTATATATTGGATGAGGATGATTACGAAGTTGTACCAACAATTAATAGAAGCGTTTTGACAATGGAAGTTGATGAGAGTAAGATATTCAATGATATTATTTTTGAACCATTAAAAAGAGGTAATGTTGTGACTTATAGTTTTGTTTTCAAACCTAGAGCTGAATCACAATTTTCATTTGTTGCACAATATGATGTTAATTTTACACATATGATTGAAATTCAAGGTGTAACAAGAATCACCATTAAAGTAAACAATATTGTTGTTTTTGATGGTTTGGTTATGAACTCGCCTATTATGGTAAACGCAAATGACACGGTTTCTGTTAAAGTATATAAAAACCTCCTAGACATTGGGATGTTTAAATTAATTGGTAGTACAGTATAATGGGATATTTTTTTAATACATCAGACGTTAACCAAACGTTTATTATTGAACCGTTAGAAGTAACGGGTGGTACACCTGTTATTTCAGCTTGTACTGCTGTTTATACAAATAGATTAATTGGTTGTGACGATAACGGAAACACTATTTTTCTTTCTGATAAGGTAGAAGTTAGTAGAAGTATAGTACCGCTTATTGACGCAATGAATGATTTGGGTATACCAAATCTTAGGTTTAGGAATATCAATACGGTTAGCGGAACATCGAGTGTTTGGACTTCAACACAAAGAGTGATAACACCAGAAATAGATTTAGGGTTAGATTCTCAAGGAAACAATAGAATAATCACAGCAAATAGTTCGATAATACAAAATGATGATATAAATGGTGGCGATTATTAAAAACTGACATATTTATAATAAAATAATGATAATAAAATAATGATAATAAAAAAAATAATTAATTATGGCAAATAGAATAGCAACGCACATATTAAAGAATAGTAACGTTGTCAATAGGCCGTTACCTACAACCTTACTAGGTGGTGAACCTATCGTAAATACGGCAGATGGTATTGTTTACTTTTCTGGGGTAACAAGTTCCACAAATAACTGGGTTCCAGCTGGAACTGGTGGTTCAGCTAACTTCTTTGAGGTTGGTTCTAATCTTTACGATTTACAATTAAGAAACAGAATTACTAAATATGAAGGTACTACTGGTGCTGGGTTGGTTGGAAAATTCTTATCTGGTACAACCAACGGATTTGTTTTAGCGAACATTTCAAGTATTGTTGGTGTTGATACGTATGTGACTGGGTTTACATATTCTAATAACATTGCCACAATTAAACGAAACCAAGGTCAAGCTGATTTATCAATCTTGATTAACACAATGACTGGTTTAACAGTCAATGGTACATTATCTGCAACTACTGGTAACATTGGTGCGATAAACACAACTACATTAAATGCTACTGGTGGTACGATTACTACTTTAGGTTCTACAACAGCTACGTTGGGTACTGCTAACATCACTACTGAAAACGTTAACACATTAAATGCTACTGGTGCTACAATTACCACATTAGGTTCTACAACAGCAAACTTAGGTACAGCTAACGTAACAACACTTAATGCAACAGGTGGTACAATCACTACGTTAGGTTCAACTACCGCTACTATTGGTACGTTAAACGCAACAACTGAAAACGTTAATACATTAAATGCTACTGGTATAACAGTTACAAATAACGTAACTGCGACTAACTTCTTTGGTTTAGCTTCATTGGCTACATCTGCAACCACTGCGTTGAATGCAACAAACATTGGTATAACAAATAATACAACAACCAGTGGTGTTTTTTACCCAACGTTTGTTTCTGGTTCATCTGGTAACCAATTATTACAAGTTGATTCAACCGCATTATTCTTTAATCCTAGTAATAACACATTAAGTGTACCATTCATTAATGGTTTAGCTACTAGTGCAACAACTGCCTTTAGTGCTCTTAACGCACCTGTTAGTGGTGTTTATTCTGCTGGTACAATAACGTTAACTAATTTAACTGGTGGTACATTTAGTGTTACTGGTTTAAGTGGTACTGATACATATGTGACTGGATTTACATATGCTAATAACGTAGCTACAATTAAACAAAACCAAGGTCAAGCTGATTTATCAATCTTGATTAACACAATGACTGGTTTAACTGTTAACGGTACGTTAGCGGCTACAACTGGAAATATAACAACGGCAAACGTTGCTACATTAAATGCTACTGGTGGTACAGTAACCACATTAGGTTCAACAACTGCAACGTTGGGTACTGCGAATATTACAACTGAAAACGTTGCTACATTAAATGCTACTGGGGCAACAATCACAACATTAGGTTCTACAACTGCTAACTTAGGTACAGCTAACGTAACAACACTTGGTGCTACTGCTGGTACTGTAACTACGTTAGGTTCAACAACTGCTAACTTAGGTACAGCAAACGTTGCTACATTAAACGCAACCGCTGGTACTGTAACTACTTTAGGTTCTACAACAGCTAATTTAGGTACGGCAAACGTTGCTACACTTAACGCAACTGCTGGTACAATTACTACTTTAGGTTCTACAACATTGAACTTAGGCAAAATTGCGTCTTATAATGGTTTAACAAACGTTTCGGGTCAATTCTTATCTGGTACAACAACTGGTTTTGTGTTGGCTCCAATTTCAAGCATTGTTGGTGTTGATACATTTGTAACTGGATTTACATATACACCGACAACAAATACAATTACTTTATCTCAAAACCAAGGTCAAGCAGATAAAATAATTCAAATTAACACTGTTTCTGGTTTAACAGTTTCTGATTTAACCGCAAACAGATTGGTTTATACAACAACCGCTGGTAAATTAATTACTGGTACTGCAACATTTGATGGAACTAACATGGCATTGCCAACTGCTGGTTCATTAACAGTTGGTACTGGTGGTTTAACAGTTGGTAGTGGTGGTTCTCCTGGTTCTGCTGGTACTGGTGACGTTGTAATTAACGGTTCATTAACAGTATTCGGTGCTAGTGTATCTGCATTTACTTCTCAATTATATGTAGAGGATAACAACATCACACTTAACTTTAACCCAACGGGTAACACAACAGCAACATCAGTTGGTGCTGGTTGGACAATTCAAGATGGTAACGGTGTAAACGGTGGTGCTGTTAACTTAGATATTAGAGCGATGAATACCTTTACTGGTATAACATCAACTCAAATCCCTTCAATTGCTGAATACGGTGGTTCAACTGGTTATGCAAATAGAGCATGGGTTACACAATTAAATGACGTTGTAATTAGAAGTACCAATGTAACTACACCAAATGGTGTTAGGGTGTTGGCAGAATTCGATGTCTTAGATGGTGGAACATACTAAAATAAAATTAAATACAAAAAAGGGGCTTCGGTCCCTTTTTTTATTGTCTAAACTTTAGTTTGCTTATATTTATATTATAATGGTTATATAACCAAAACTTATAACACTTCTTCATAGAAGTTTCATTAACACCATACATATGGCAACTAGGAAAAATACATTCTTACTTAAACGTTCTAATGTCGCTGGAAACATACCGACAGCTGGTCAAATACAATTAGGGGAGCTAGCGTTAAATACAGCAGACGTTAAATTATACGCATCTGGAACAACAACAAACTCAATTCTGCCAATAGGTTGGGATAGAATATCACGAACAGGTGATACTATGACTGGTACACTTTACGCTCCTACTATATCTGCAACAACATATCAAAACTTACCACCAACAGATTTAAGCATCGGTTCTAATACTGGAACTGTTGTTAGAGTTGATTCATCAACTGGTACTGATGCAACGTTGCCTGTGGCAACAGCATCTTTGGCTGGTGTTGTTACCAATACAACACAAACTTTTGCTGGTGTAAAAACATTTAACAATAATGTTAATATGGCAAATACAGCAGATTTAAAATTTGTTGATTTAGCTGGAACATTCCCAACTTCTGGAAAAGGATTTGATTGGGAATTAAATAATGATGGTGCTAGAATATACGCTATCCAACCATCTTCTGATAGTATTGATTTGGTATTTCAATTAAGAGATAACGCAACAACCAACGATAGGTTTGTATTCCATGTTGATGATTATCAAGGGCCAGCATTTGACAAATACCCATTGATAATACGTGGAGGTACCGAATTTGATTTGGTTAACTCTGCGTTATATACAAATGGTACTGTAAGATTATCAAACGCTGGTGTTTTACAAAACGTAACAGGTAATATTTCAATGTTCACTAATGATAGTGGTTATTTATTATCATCTAGAACTCTTTCAATTAATGGTACAACCTATGATTTAACAGCTAATAGAAGTTGGGTGGTTCCTACTGTAACAGGTGGTACATATGCTGGTGGTACAGCAACATTCACCAACAATACAGGTGGAACGTTTAACGTAACAGGTTTCTCTACTGGTGGTGGTGTTTCGGCTTTTACTTATAACAATGCCAATACATTTACAATAAATAATACTTATAGTGCAACGATAAATACCGTTACTGGTTTTACGGTAAATGGTAATTTAAGTGCTGCTACTATTGACCAAGTTAACTATATTGATTTTAATACTGGTGTAACCTCTACAAATGATGTTGGTAGAATTTCTTGGAATGACCCAGATGGAACCTATAATATGGGTTTATATAATGGTGTAACCCTTCAAGTTGGTCAAGAAGAAAATGTCTATGGTAAAGCTAGTTCAGCTATTACTATGGGTAATGTCGTAATGTACAATGGTAGCCAAGGTGACCATGTATTGTTGGCAAAAGCTAACCCAGCATTGACAGATGATTCACAATATAAAATTCTTGGTATAGCAACGCAAGATTTTGCAACAAATCAATTTGGTTATGTTACAACGTTCGGTAAAGTTAGAGAGTTAAACACAATAGCTTATTCTGCTGGTACAACTTTATATTTTAATTCAACAGGTACAACAACTGGTGGATACACCAACGTTGAACCACCAGCACCGTATGCTAATGTTGTTATTGGTTCAGTACTTAGAAGTCATGCTACGCAAGGTATTATTTTGGTTAGACCAAGTTTTAGGTTTCAATACCATGCTTTAGAAGACGTTCAAATTACAAATGTTCAAAACAATGATATAGTTCAATATTCTGGTTCAGCTGGTTATTATGTGAATACAAATAGACCTAAATTTACTAGTGTTTCAGCAACTACTATGAGTGCTAGCACGTTTACTGGTAATCTTACTGGTTTAGCTTCATTGGCTACATCAGCGACAACTGCGTTGAATTCTGATTTATTAGATGGTCAACATGGTTCTTATTATGCAAGTGTTGCGTCTTTAAATAATTACGTACCAACAGGTAGAACACTATCTATTAATGGTACAAGTTATGATTTAAGTGCTAATAGAAGTTGGGTGGTCCCTACTGTAACGGCAAATACGTTTAACAATGCAACTTATGATTTGACAATTGGTACTAGTAACGGTACAAATTACACATCTAACTTAGGACTATTAGCAACTGATGTTAAAGTAACTGGTGGTACTTATAATATCAACACTGGTGTTGTTACATTTACCAATACAACTGGTGGTACATTTAACGTAACTGGATTTACTAGTGGTATGACAGATACTTTCGTAACTGGTGGTACTTATTCAAATGGTACTGCAACATTTACTAGAAGCAACGGTGCCGCATTTAATGTTACTGGGTTTAATACAGGAACAACTGTTGGTAATGGAACAGCTAATTATTTAGCTAGATGGACTGGTTCAACAGCATTGGGAAATAGTTTGATTAGAGATGATGGTAGTAATATTGGTATAAATACTGCTCCATCGTCTTCATACAAAGTAAGTATATATGCGTCTTCAAATAGTAGTGCGTTGTTCGTTCAAAACCAAGCGACAAACGCAAATGCTCTTTCAGTATATGCAAATGGTAATGGTACACAGACTGGTATTAGTGCTGGTGCTTTCGGTAGTGCTAGTAGTGATAATACTGGTATAGTTGGGTTCGTTACAGACGGAAATTTAGCAATTGGTGTTAAAGGTTATGTTAATGTATCTGAAAGTGGTAGCGTTACAAATGGTGTTGGTGGTTATTTTGATGGTAAAGGTGATGGTCAATACTCTATTCCAACCTATTCTTATTCAGTACAATTAGTAGATGGTACTGAAGGTGTTAATAAGGTCTTGATATCAAAAACAAATGACGGTAAAGCAAACTGGAGTAGTTCGTTAAGCGGATTGACTTCAGTTTCAGCAACAACAATTAGTGCTACTACGTTTACTGGTAATCTTACTGGTTTAGCTTCTTTGGCTACATCAGCAACAACTGCTTTAAATGCGACTAAAATAAGTCTTACTGACGATACAACTACAAATGGTAATTTTCCAGTTGTGTGGTCAGACTCAACAAACGTTGTTTCTCGTTTGTTTACTGACATATCTAATTTTACTTTTAATCCAAATACAAATACACTATCTGTACCTAACTTAACTGGTACAGCTTCATTGGCTACGTCAGCAACAACTGCATTAAACGCAACTAATGTTGGTGTGACAAATAACACATCAACCAACGCAACATATTATCTTGGTTTTGTTTCAGCAACTAGTGGTAATTTACCTTTACAAGTTGATTCAGCTACACTTACATTTAACCCAAGTACAAATATTTTAACATTACCAAATATAGTAGCAACTGGTACAATTACAGCAACAACTATATCTGCAACAACATATCTTAACTTACCAACTGATGTAAGAGTAACTGGTGGTACATATTCAACGGGTACAGCAACATTTAGAAACAATACAGGTGGAACGTTTACGGTAACTGGTTTTAATACTGGCACAATAACTGGTAGTGGTACAGATAATTTTGTACCAAGATTTAACGGTACTTCGGCATTAGAAAATAGTATTATTTATGATAACGGAAGTAGTATAGGTATTAATACAACTACACCTAGTTATAACTTAGATATAAATGGTAACTTAGGTGCTAATAGATTTTATCAAAAAGCAGATGGTGTACCAACAAACAATTTAGGTGACCCAACAATAACCGAAATGGCTTTATTTGATTCACAATTTGATAATAAAACCGCATTTTACCCATTGCTATATGGATTTCCTACTATTATTTTTGAAACTTATAATGGTGTATCGTGGACAGATATCAGTTCTACAATAACAGATACAGATAAAAGAAAATTATTTGGTGGAGACAACACGTCAAATATTGTTATTCCAAATGGAGTAGTTCAATATCAAATTACAATATCAGCCGCAACATACGTTTATTTAAACGCTTTATATAATTATTGGAGTAGCAACGGACACAATTCTCAAGTACAGATTTGGAAAAAACATAATTCTGGTTCTTGGGTTCAACACACCTTTTCAACAGCAACTGTGTCGTCATGGCCTGGTCATTTGTATCTTCCATTTACTACAATCCCATGGCATCCAGCTGGAGCACTTGGTACACATTACAATCAAGTACGTATAGTTTATACACCTACTTGGAGCTCAAGTTTTCCTAGTAATAATATAAATTTATATAGTTTACAGCTTTGGGGTGGCTATCCAGCTAGTAAAAGAGTAGTTTACGCAACAGATGAATTAAGAAATGTAAGTTTTCCATCTAATTTAACTAGTACTACGTTGATATCGACACAAAGTACAGGTGTTTCACCGTTGTCTGTCAATTCAACAACATTAGTAACTAATCTTAATGCTGATTATTTAGATGGTCAACATGGTTCGTTTTATTACCCAGCAAGTAACCCTAATGGCTATACAACAAATACTGGTACTGTAACGCAAGTAAATGGCGGTAATGGTATGAATTTTACCAACTTTACCACGTCTGGTACTATTACTATGGGAACCCCATCTAGTACGACTCTTGCGTCAACAAATGCTTTAACAACAAATAGTCATACACATGCTTTTGCCCCTGGCGGGACAGCAGCTCAATATATAACTGGTGCTGGTGCTTTGGCAACATTCCCTACAATACCTACAGTTAACGATGGAACGTTGACTATGGCTACTAGTGGTATCGCAACTGGTAGTGCTTCATTCACGGCTAATCAAGCTGGTACTAGTACATTTACAGTTAATGTTCCAGCAACTGATTTAAGTATTGGTGTTAGTAGTGGAACACAGGTTCGTATTGATTCATCAACGGGGGCTGATGTTAATATACCAGTTGCTTCTACGACACTTGCTGGTATTGTAACAACAGGCACCCAAACATTTAGTGGATTTAAAACATTTACTGATGTAATACAAATTACGACTAACGGAGGTTCGACAGGTATTGGGTTTGATGTTACTGGAAGTACTCTTGGTGGGTTAAGTGTTAATTCATCTTACTTTCAGTTTACCGCTCAAGCTAGTCAAGGTTATCTGTTTAAAAATTACTTGGGTAATAATCTTCTATTCTTAACGACTAATGGTGGTGCTCAATTTATTAATTCAGTAACTGCGGGTTCATTTATAAAAACAGGTGGTACATCAACTCAATTTTTAAAAGCTGATGGTTCTGTTGATTCGACAACTTATGTACCAACAGCTAGAACACTTACAATCAACGGTACAGCATATGATTTAAGTGCAGATAGGTCATGGACTATAACTAGTGCTGGATTTACTGGTGGGACAGTTGCTGGTGCAACCAATTTTACTGGTGGACTAACCGCAAATACAATATCTGCAACAACAGTAACAGCAAATAACTTTACTGGGTTAGCTTCGTTGGCTACATCAGCGACAACAGCATTAAATGCAACCAACGTTGGTGTTACAAATAATACAACAACCAACGCAACATATTATCTTGGTTTTGTTAGTGGAACATCTGGTAATCAACCATTACAGGTTGATTCAAGTACGCTTACCTTCAACCCAAGTACAAACATTTTAACATTACCAAATATAGTTGCAACTGGTACAATTACAGCAACTACTATATCAGCAACAACGTATCAAAACTTACCAGCCGAAATATTTGTAACTGGAGGTACGTTTTCAACGGGTACAGCAACATTCAGAAACAATACAGGTGGTACATTTACAGTTACTGGATTTGGTACTGTAACTAGTGTGGCTGCATTAACTCTTGGTACATCTGGAACTGACTTGTCATCTACTGTTGCCAACGGTACTACAACACCTGTAATAACATTGAATGTGCCAGATGCTAGTGCAACAGCTAGAGGTGTTATAAACAATACAACACAAACAATAGGTGGTACGAAAACATTTAACAGTCAATTAAATGGTACGGTTGGTAGTTTTTCACAATCAGCGGCTAATACTACTTTATATGGTAATAATGGTGGTGTTGGTGGTATTGGTGTTAGTGGTGGTGCTGGTAATGGACTTGGTGGTTATTTTGTAAATAATTCCAGTGGAACATACCCTGTACTTAAATTGTTAGGTTTATCCAACACTAGATTACTAGAAGGTAGAGATACTAGTGATAACATCACATCTGCAATTTTTTCAAATGGTAATATATCTGGTACTTCATTTATTAGAACTGGTGGTACATCAGCTCAATTCTTAAAAGCTGATGGTACTGTTGATTCAACAGCTTATGTACCAACAGCTAGAACACTTACAATCAACGGTACAGCCTTTGATTTAAGTGCTAACAGGTCTTGGACTATAACTAGTGGTGCATTTACGGGTGGTACGGTTGCTGGTGCAACAAACTTTACGGGTGGTGTAACGGCTAACACAATTAGTGCAACAACAGTAACAGCAAATAACTTTACTGGATTAGCTTCGTTGGCAACCAGTGCTACAACTGCACTGAATGCAACTAACGTTGGTGTTACTAATAATACAACAACCAACGCAACATATTATGTGACGTTTGCATCAGCAACATCTGGTAATTTACCATTACAAGTTGATTCAAGTACACTTACATTTAACCCAAGTACCAATACATTAACTGTTGCTAATTTAAGTGGTTTGGCTTCACAAGCAACTAGTGCAACTACTGCATTGAATGCTACTAATTCAACTAAGATATTTACAGCTAACTTACCGACAACTGATGTAGTTGTTTACCCAACATTTGTTTCTGGTTATGGTGACAATAGAGATTTATATGTTGATTCAAACACACTTACATACAACCCATCTAGTAATATTTTAACATTGGTTAATCTTGTTGCAAGTGGTACAATTACAGCAACAACGATATCGGCAACAACAGTAATTGCAAACAACTTTACTGGATTAGCTTCATTGGCAACCAGTGCTACAACTGCGTTGAATTCGACTAACTCAACCAACGCTGGAATCACGAATAATACAACAACCAATGCAACCTATTACCCAACATTTGTTTCGTCAACATCTGGTAATTTACCATTGCAAGTTGATTCAAGTACACTTACATTTAACCCAGCTACCAACACACTTACAGTGGCTAACCTTGCTGGCTTAGCTTCATTGGCAACTAGTGCTACAACTGCACTGAATGCAACTAATGCTAATGTTGCTAGTAGAGTTACGGTTATCGATGACACTTCAACTAACTCAAATTTTCCAATTGTATGGGCAGATTCGACAAATACAAATGCTAGATTATACACGGACGCTGATAGGCTTTGGTTTAACCCATCAACCGACACATTAAGAACAACTAGTGGGGTTTTCACTAGTTCAGTCGATACTAGTACTTTAACAGCATCAGTTCTTATAACTGGACCAACAGTGTCAGCAACAACAGTTAAAGGTGTAACTATATCTGCAACAACTTACCTTAACTTACCAACTGATGTTAGAGTAACTGGTGGTACATACAGTTCTGGTACAGCGACATTCACCAACAACACAGGTGGTACATTTAATGTAACTGGATTCTCTACAGGTGGTGGTGGAACATTTACTGGTGGTACAGTAACTGGACCAACGGTATTTACTGCTGGTCTTACAGCCAATACAATATCGGCAACAACAATTACAACACCTAACATTACTGGTTTAACCAACTATGTGGCTAAATTCACTGCCAACGGAACATTCTTAGGAAATAGTCAAATATATGATAATGGGACAAACGTTGGTATCAATACAACATCACCTAATTACCCACTACATCTTTATAAGGCTAGTTCAGAAACAGGTATCCTTACTAGTTTTGGTGCTAATAATATATATCTTAGCCATGGTGGTTGGGGAATGGGTGCTGGTAAATTTGGTATTGGTGATGGTACGTTACCAACATTAGTTGTAGATAGTGGACCTAATTTTGTCGGTATCAATACAACAACACCTAGTCAATGGTTAGACGTTAACGGTGATGCTCTTATCAATGGTTTAACTGTTGGTAAAGGTAGTACTGGCGTATACAATAATGTTGCGTTTGGTGCTAGTGCTTTACAGTCTAACACTACTGGTTATAACAACGTGGCAATACACTCTGCTTTAGCATTAAATACAACTGGAACAAATAATGTTGGTGTTGGTTATAAAGCTTTATCCGTTAACACTGCTGGAAGTTCTAATATAGCTATTGGTACAGGTGCCATGTCACTTAATACTGTTGGTGGGAGTAACATATCTATTGGAACCGATTCTTTCTATAATAATGATGATGGTTCGGACAATCTAGTTATCGGAAACGAGGCTTTATATACTAATACCACTGGAAATCGTAACATGGTAATAGGTAACGGTGCTGGTTATAATTTAACTGGTGATGGTAACCTTATTATAGGTTTAACTAATAGTATATTACCAGATGGTAATGATTTAACAAATGAACAGAATACTTTAAGTATATCGAAAAATATGCCTCAAGTTAGAGGTGCGGCACATTTTTGGGCACCAGATGCTACAAAAGTATTATCAAGTGCTCAAGGGTATATATTGTTGGCAAACCCTAATTATTATTCAGCAATATTTATCGATTATTCGTTGGAAGACCAATCTGGTAACCTTAGAGCTGGTACGTTGAAGGGTATATTTACCACTACTTTAAGCAACATTAAATGGGATGAAGTTACTACTTCTGATATTGGTTCAACTGTTGATTATACTTTTGACTTTCTTGATAATGGTAGTGGTATATTGGGTGTTGAGTTGCGTAATGCTAGTACTGGACCAGCTGTTTTCTGTAATTACACATCTAGATTAATAAGTAGAAGTATAGTATAATAATAAAAATAAAAACAAAAAAAATATGATAAATTTTACATGGGTAATCCCAAACTTAGAATGCGTTATTTCTGAAAATGGTTTAACTAACGTAGTTGAAGCTGTACATTGGAGATATGTTGGAACAGATGAAGTGAATAACATAACAGTTGACACATATGGTGTTCAAAACATGCCAGAACCATCTTCTGCTGATTTTATTCCTTACAGTGCTTTAACTTTAACAGTAGTTTCTGGATGGTTAGAGAATGTGATTGATGTTCAACCGATGCAAGAAAATTTAACCAATCAAATTAATTTGATACTTAACCCAATTGTGGCTAATTTACCATTACCTAACACAAACCTAATATAAAACGCTATGCCAGCACCATTAAATTCAACACCAAACTTTACTAAAGATGACATCCAAGGTTGGAATACTAGACTAATCTTTTCACAAAACTTACCAACAAATCTGGATTTAACATCATATAATTATTTTGATGAAGTATCACCATCATTAACTAGAGGTACATTAGGTAGATTTCCAAGAGGATATTGGTCAGAAGGTAGAATTTTAAGACTTAAAGCTAATTTAACTTATGGTAATGCTCTAGAGTTAAATATTGATACTGAGATAAGTGATGGGACTAATGGTTTACGATGTAGAAGTGATGATGGAAATATACATGAATTTGCTGGTGGTAACCAACCATCGGGAGTGCCTGTAAATTTAGAAATAACTTATGTTAAAGGTCCAGGTAGTGAGTTTTCCATGTCTGGTTTTTACCAATACGAATGGGGTTCATATCAAAGTGGTGGTGCTAATTCCAAAGTTATTTATGTTCCAATGAACTATGTTAATGATGTTGTAATTGATTTTGCACAAACAACTGGAATAGGTTTAGTTATTGGGAATGGGAATGTTACTGTAAATTGGATGACATTAGAAGAATTAGGTTAAAAAAATCAAAAAGAAAAATGGCAATAAATATAGTATCATTACCAGTAGGAATCTACATGCAAAGTGGAAATGGAGTACCAACTCACATTTCACCAAAAGGAACTGAATATACAGACTTAGACACAGCTATCGTTTATATTAATAAAGATGGTGCTGCGTTTTGGGCTGAATTTTTGGATTCCACATTTGTTATTACTGGTGGTACTAGCAGCTATTTTACAGGTGGTACAGTAACAGGACCAACTAATTTTTTAAACGGTGTAACAGCCAATACAATATCAGCGACAACATATTACGGGTTGCCGACTGATGTAAGAGTAACTGGTGGAACTTATTCAGCTGGGACAATTTTATTTACAAACAACACAGGTGGCACATTTACCGTCACTGGTCTAACAACAGGTGGTAGCGGAAGCACCACTGTAGTTCAATTTACGGGTGGTACTGTATCTGGTGCCACTATATTTACGGGTGGTTTATCAGCTAACACGATTAGTGCAACAACATATTATAATTTACCAAATGATTTACCTGTTTCTGGTACTGCTGGTCAAATTTTAGCAAAAATAGACGGCACAAATTACAATGTTGAATGGATTGATAACTATGCTAACTGGACCAGCCAATTAAAACATGAAGTTAAAGCTGGAGAAGCAATTAATAAAGGTCAAGCAGTTTATGTTTCTAGTGCCAATGGTACGAATATAATAGTTTCTAAAGCTAGTAATACTACTGAAGCTACATCATCTAAAACTTTAGGTTTATTGGCTCAAAATTTAGCATTAAATGGTCAAGGGTTTGTTATCACTGAAGGCTTGTTGGCTGGTTTGAATACTGGTGCAGCAAATGCGGGTGACGCTGTGTGGTTGGGCACGAACGGTAATCTTATTTTTGGTTTATTAAATAAACCAGTAGCACCAGCACACTTGGTTTATCTTGGTGTTGTTACAAGAGCACAAACAAATAACGGTGAAATTTTTGTTAGACCTCAAAATGGATTTGAGCTTAATGAGATACACGATGTTTTAATAACTGGTGTAACTAATGGTGATTTAATCTCGTATAATTCATCTAGTAGTCTTTGGAAGAATTCAAAAACATTAGATGGTAGTTACAAAGTTACTGGAACTTTATCTGCAACAACTATATCTGCAACAACATATCTTAACTTACCAATTGATATAAGACAAACAGGTGCAACATATTCAAATAATAATTTTACGTTCACCAACAATACTGGCGGTACGTTCAATGTATTATTCAATACTGTTACTGGTTTAACTATCAATGGAAACACAACAGTAACTGGCACAACATTTTTAGGTAATGGAACATTTACAAAATCTGGGTATGCTACTGGTGATATCTTATTAGATAATAATAGCAATGACTCACCAGGAGTTTTAATGTATTATGCAAACAATAATAACTATGGTCTAGATACATGGAATGGTAGTTACGATGTTTTAAGTGGTCAGTTATTCCGTATTACAAATAACTTAAATGAGTCTGGTGGGGCCGTGAAAATGGCTATTGATACATCTGGAAATATAGTAGTTAATGGTTTTGTAAAAACAAATGCGTGGAGACCTGGACAAACAATTCAAACTAAATTATTTAGTGCTGGTGATTTAAGTTTTAACTCAAACTACACCAATAGCACAAACACTTATACTAGTGTAGTTTCTGGAACTTATACACCTCTTTCTTCATCGTCTTATATTTTCTTTGAAGTATATGCCATGTATTTTGTTGATGGTGCCTCTGCTGATTCATTCTTTTCTCAAATAACTTGGAATGGAACTGAAATTGGTGTTCAACGTCAAGTTTGGGCTAATGGTTCTGGTGGTGGTACACGAAGTGGTACATTATTCCCATTGGCTGGTAGAGTAACTAATGGTAGCACAACTGGATATGGTTGGGCGGTAAATGTTAGAAGAGATTCTTCAGACGACTCTATTACTGTCTATAATAATAGTGGGTTTTATGTAAAAATTACAGAAGTTGCTAGATAACTTATTCATCATATAAATCTTTCTTCGGGGTACATTTTTCTCGAATAAGTTTTTCCACAAATGCAAACATTTTGAGACCATTATCCTCACAATACTTTTTTAATAGTTCGTGGGTAGGTGGTGTTATTTTTAAGTTTTTATCCCTTTTCATGGCCTTTTTTATTATAAGTATGACAAAAGTATGATAAAAAACATACTAAAACGAATTTATCTTTTTAAACGACCCTACTTTTGAAAAAAACTGAATATTTATAATAAAGAAAACTATAAAGTAAATAATAACAAAAAAATAAAATCTTAAAAAATGGCAACAAAAGTATTCGTAAGTCCTGGTGTATACACTTCAGAAAAAGACTTAAGTTTTATTACACGTCAAGTAGGTGTTACAACATTGGGGTTAGTTGGTGAAACAACAATTGGACCAGCTTTTCAACCAATCTTTGTTAGCAACTATGGTGAATTCCAATCTTTCTTTGGTGGGACAAACCCAACAAAAATCAAAGACAATGGAGCTCCAAAATATGAACTTCCATACATTGCAAAATCATATTTAACACAATCAAATCAATTATTCGTTACTAGAGTATTAGGTTTTTCTGGTTATGATGCTGGATTGGCTTGGGGTATTACCCTTCAAGGTGCTTTGGACCCAACTACAGTTGTAATAACAGGTACAAACACTTACACAGGTGGTACACAACCTTTAATTTCATTTACAGCAACGTCTGCTGGTACAATGGTAACTTTGACTTCTGCTGAACCAATTATTCAAGACCTTATCGATAATGGTACGTTAGTGAGTGGATTATCTGTATTAACATTCTCTAATGTTGGTTATACTTCTGATTTCCCAGCTAGTTTTATCAAAACTGGTTCTAATTTTGATGGTGCCGCTTTCGAATTATATTTAACAGCTAAAGGTGCTGACCCATCTGGTGCATTTATTACTGGTACAACTAGTGGTGTTACCACATTGTATAATGGTAGTGCTTATGCTGATGTTGAAAACAAGCTGGTAGCATTGTTACGTTCTAGAGGTGGAATCAACTCTGACACACAATACCCAGCATTTGAAGTTACAGGTATAACAAACGCTGTTGTGTTTGACCCAAGTGTTACTGGTGCTATGAATGACCCATTAGGTGATTTCGCTCTTACAGGTGTATCTAACACTCAAGGTGTGTTTAATAACTTAATGTCTTTGGATAAAACTAAAAAGAACTACTTACCTAGAGTATTAGGAAGAACAGTTCCAGATGGTAACACTCCATTATTTGTAGAAGAATTCTACAGCAAAATGTTTGAAAAACTTAACACTGAAAATAAAATATACGGTATTGAATATAACGTTGTTGATTACGATACTGAATTCGCTGATTACCAACAACAATTCCAACCAGCAGTAACACCTTACGTTGTATCTGAGTTACGTGGTAATAAATTATTAAGATTGTTTAGATTCTGGACTATCTCTGATGGTAACGCTGCAAACGAACAATTCAAAATCTCTATTAGAAACATTAAATTAGATACTAAAGAGTTTGATGTTGTAATTAGAGCTTTCTACGATACTGATGCTCAACCAACAGTGTTGGAATCATTCAGTCGTTGTACAATGGACCCAACTTCTAACAATTACATTGGTAGAAGAATAGGTACTCTTGATGGATTCTACCCTTCTAAATCTACTTATGTATTATGTGAATTAGATGATTCATCTAACACTAGTGATGCATTCCCAGCTGGTTTCGTAGGTTACCCAGTACGTGATTACCAATTAAATAACCCAACAGTTATTGACCCTAAATTAACATACAAAACTGAATACGGAGCATTTGAAAACAAACGTAAATATTATTTAGGACTTTCTGAGACTATTGGTATTGATGCTGACTTCTTTGATTACAAAGGTCAACCACAAACAATCTCTCCAGATATGTGGACAGGTATGACTAACGGTTTCCACATGGATATCGATGCGTCTGCTGCTACAATTGATAATGTAACTGTAGTTATCAATAATACAGGTGGTACTTATAGCCCAATCTTCTTGTTTGACACAGGTGACTGGCAATTTAGAACTGATAATGGATTGGTTAACGGACCATACGAAAAAATTTACGCTCGTAAATTTACATTTGCACCATACGGTGGTTATGATGGATGGGATGTTTACAGAACTAGAAGAACGAACTTAGATAGTTTCATCATCAATGGTGTTAACGGACAAAAAGGTTTATCTAGTGGTGCTTTCACTAACAGAACACTTACAAATGGTGACTTAGGTATCAATTCTGATTACTATGCTTACTTAGAAGCAATCTGGACATTTAAAAACCCAGAAGCTGTTAACATTAACGTATTTGCTACTCCTGGTATTGATAACTTTGATAATACTAACTTGGTTGAAGCGACTATCGATATGATTGAAACAGATAGAGCTGACTCATTATACATCATGACAACTCCAGACACTGATGGTGGTGGTGATGTTTTAGGTGTAGAAGATGTAACTGATTTCTTAGATGGAATGTACGATAGTAACTATTCTTGTACTTACTGGCCTTGGATTCAAGTAAACGATGCTGAAAACAATGTTTACATATTCATGCCACCAACAAGAGACGTAGTAAGAAACATTGCATTAACTGACAACATCGCATTCCCTTGGTTCGCAGTTGCTGGTATCCAAAGAGGTGATGTTGACGCTATCCAAGCTCGTAAGAAATTGACTCTTGCTGAGAGAGATAACTTGTACGAAAATAGAATTAACCCAATCGCTACTTTCACATCTGATGGTATCAAAATTTGGGGTAACAAAACTCTTCAAGTTAAAGAATCTGCTCTTAACAGAATCAACGTTAGAAGATTGTTATTACAAGCAAGAAAACTTATTTCTGCTGTATCTATCAGATTGTTGTTCGAACAAAACGATAGCGTAGTAAGAAACCAATTCTTAGCTCTTGTAAACCCAATCTTGGATAACATTAGAAGTGAAAGAGGTTTAACTGATTTCCGTGTGGTTCTTTCAAACGACCCAGAGGATATCGACAGAAACCAATTGACTGGTCAAATCTTCTTGAAGCCGACCAGAGCTTTAGAGTTCATCCAATTAGAATTCGTAATTATGAACACAGGTGCGTCTTTCGACAACATCTAATCATAAAAACATATTTAAACATCAAAGCCTCCAAATCGGAGGCTTTTTTGTTTTATAAGATATTTATAGTAAAAGAATATTATGGCTAAATTAAAAATCACACAGGAACAGTACGACAAGATTATTCTACACGAACAAGCTTCTCGTTCATCTTTATTGACTGAAACAACTAACGAGGTTGTTTTAGGTGTTGCAAAGTTAGCTGGGTTAAAACTATCTGGACATAACGATACAGTGGCTAAAAACGCTTTAAATGACGCTAAAACTATGGGTCTTATCAAGTCTACGTTAGAAGATGAGAGTAAAGTTAAGGAATTGATTAAAAAGATGGAAGAAAAGGGTATGAAAGATGTTGAAATATTTTTATCTAAGAATGTTGATTCTATTGTTAAGAAGTATAATCAACACGCAAAATCTGAAAAATTAGATTTCATAACCAAAAGTAATCTATTAGATTTAGGTGGTAAGTAATTCGTATACGATATCAATTATTTTCGGTACGTTAAAATTATTTCTCCATTCTTCATCACTCGCTGCCATGGTAGAACATTTTTTAGAATATAATACATGAAATTCTTCAATAAGCATAGGGTGTTCAATATCGTTTTTAGATAAGATACCGTAAACAATACCACAAACCTCTTCACCACTAAAGCTAGTTTTCCAATCACAAGTATCTAATATATTGTCAACAACTTTATTATATTGTTCTAATAATTGGTTTTTAGTAATTTTAAGTTCTTTCATGATATTTATATTAAAGCACAAAGGTACGATTTTTTTTTGACATTTCCTAGTATATTTTTAAAAATCAATATATTTATAGGTAAGAAGAAAAATCTAAGAAAAAATTCTTAAAAAATAACTCTTATGATATTTATTATTAAATAAGAACAATTAAAATTAAAAACACAAAGACATGGCTGATTTATTGATGAAAATGCCCTTACCATACGAACCTAAGAAAAAGAATCGTTGGTTAATTACATTCCCAGCAGATTTAGGTATCCAACAATGGTGGTTAGCTTCTGCTTCTAGACCTTCTATTACACAAAATGAGGTTGAAATTCCGTTTCTTAATACATCTACTTGGGTAATCGGTAGATTTACTTGGGAAGCAATTGATGTAACATTCCGTGACCCAATCGGTCCGTCTGCTACTCAAGCAATTATGGAGTGGGTACGTCTTCACTCTGAATCTATTACAGGTCGTCAAGGTTATGCAGCTGGTTACAAACGTCCAGTTGAACTTGAGATGCTTGACCCAACGGGTGTTGTTATCGAAAAATGGTTACTTGACGGTACTATGTTAACTAACGTTGGATTTGGTGACTTATCAATGGACGATGATGGTATCGCTGAAATTACTGCGACACTTAGATTTGACAGAGCTATCTTATTATTCTAATAAATTAAAACTTAATATAATTAAAAACCATCTGAAAAGGTGGTTTTTTGTTTTTTAAGATATTTATAATAAAACTTATTATGAGAAAAATAGACAAAAAGAACAACTTTAAAAAAGTTAATCTATTGGTTGAGGAAAGATACTTGAATTCTAAAGGAATTGTAGAATCAATTCAAGAGTTTGACGTTGCACCAATTATGGAATACGGAGAATCAAACCAATATGATTTAAGACAAGAAGAAAATATAGATACATTATTATCAATGATACTTAGTTACATGGGTAAAGAGAAAACAAACAATGCTGCAATTGCAAATGATAACAAAGTAATTGTTTACAATGAGTTAATTAAAAGATTGCAACAACTTTCTCCAGCTTCAACCCTTAACAATGGTGAAAACAATCGTGAAATATATACAAACAATCCAGAGGCCATGGCCGCTTATTTAAACAATGTTGGGGTTTCCAATTTTGTACTTATTGATTCTAGTGGAAGACCTTTCCCAACTGCTGGTGATGATTCTGAATTAAACGAAGTTGGTTTTGACGATTATTCTACTGAATTAAGAAACACTGGGAATCACCCATGGACAACTTTTTTAGGTGATAAAGATAAGGGTGAAGATGAAAATATCAGAAACCAAAAAGCTAGTGTTAAATTTAAAGACGAATTCAACAATGCTTTTAAAGGTCAAGCTATCAACACAACCAACGGAAGATATTTTTTCGAAACATTAAAATTTACCAATAACTTTGGTAAATACGATTTGATTTTTTCAAAACCTAAAACAGATATGGAATTTAGCGACAAAATGCTTTGGATTAAATATGACCAAGCAAATGGTTATTATGTTGATTCAAACGATGATATTGAATTGATGGATAAAGATTCAGTGGACAAAGTAATAGACATGCTACAATACAATAGATAAAACAATAAAGAACCACCAAATAGGTGGTTTTTTTATTTCATCCTATTTACAAAAAAATTTCATCTCATATATTTATTGTTAAATGTTATAATACAAACAAATAAGTTTTAAAATGGATAAAAAACCAAACGTAATTCCTACCAAGGAACAAATGAGTGCTGCTGCTACTGAAAAAGCTAAATTAGACGCATACGAAACTGAAAAAGCTTTAGTTACAAACGAAATTTATACAACAGCTGTTGCACCAGAGGATACACCTCAAGGTCATATGAGTGCTGTGGATATGATGCGTCAAAGAACCTTTAATCAATTGCAACAACAACAACAAACAGGTGTGGTTCAAGACCCTTCATTAGCTGAAAAATCTGCTGCTAGCGTTTATGCTGAGGCTACTCGTGAAAAAAACGAAGAACAAATGAGACTTCGTGATGAACAGTTAAGAATCAACAATGAGAACATTCAAAAGTATCAATATCAAGCTAACGAAGCTTCTTCTAGAGATAATAAAAACCCAGAAACAAATACTGGGTTGTATAGTCCAAACCCAACAACTAATATGAATCAAAACGTTCAAGGTGAGACATATAATTACAACAACAATAATTATACACCACCAACCCCACCAAGTGTACCACCTGTAAACAATTACGGTGCAAACTATGGTCAAAACCCTTCAAACATTGACCCTTATATTTTAGAGTTAAGCCAACCAAATTACAACGCACCTTTTGATGTTATTCCGTTACCTTCAAGAGGTAAGACATACAGAAACAAAAAAGCTAACATAAAATTAGCTTACATGACAACAGCTGATGAAAATATCCTTACTAGCCCTAACTTGTTACAAAGTGGTGAGTTTTTGGAAATTCTTATCAACAGAAAAGTTCTTGAACCAGAATTGCGTTATAAAGACCTTTTACCAGGTGACAGAAACGCAATAATGATTTGGTTGCGAGCAACTGGTTATGGTGAAATGTATCCAGTAACTTTATTGGATGAGAACGAAATACCATTTGATACAGAAGTTAACTTGAATGAATTGAAAACAAAAGAATTAGATGTAGACCCAGATGAAGAAGGGTTATTCACATTTTTTTTACCAATTATGAAAGCACAAGTTAAATTTAAACTTTTAACATGTGGTGATGTTGACTCTTTGGAAAAAATTATTCAAGATGAAAAAGAAAAAGGTATTCCAGTAAATAATTTAACAACTTATAAATTTGAAAGAATGATTGTTGAGGTTAATGGTTCTAGAGATAGAGCTATGATTAGAGATTTTTCAAACTCAATGAGAATCTCTGACGCAAAGGCCTTGGATAATTACATTGATGAAGTAGAAAGTGGTATCGACTTAAATATAGAGGTACAGACTCCTGGAGGTGGGTCTATAGCCACCTTTCTTCCACTTAACCTCAACTTTTTTTGGCCTAACTTCCGATTATAAAGTACCATTGTTGGAAGAAATATACATCTGTACTCAATACTTAAAAGGTATGAGTTATAGTGATGTACTATCTATGCCAACATATGAAAGAAGATTCTTCTTAGGTTTGTTAACTAAAGAAAACAGAGATAGAGAAGAAAAAATGGAAGAGATGAAAGAAAAATCACAAACCAAAGGTACCAAAGGCAATCGCACAACCAAAGTGAGCGGTCAAAGTTTAAAAAATAGAATGAAAAATGGTGATATTCCATTGACATAAGAAAATACCCGTTTATTGCGGGTATTTTTGTTTTATAAGATATTTATAAACAAACACTAAAAATGATGAATAAAAAAATTAAAATAACAGAATCACAATACAATAGATTAATTAATCTAATGGTTGAAACACCGTTTGATACACTGGCAAAAACAGTTATTAAACCTAATGATGTTATTTCAATTACGTGGAAGGGTAGCAAGAATAATTTTAAAGTTATAAATAATACTGCTGGTCAAGTAATTATGGATAATATCGATAAAGGTTCTACCAATATTAATTATCGTTATTTGATGGTTTATACATCATTGGATGGTGATGACATGGAATTAAGACGTGTCAACAAAGTAAAAGAAGCTGATAAATTAAACGACCCAAAACAATGGTCAAGAGTTACTGTAAAAGATATTACAGATATTCAAATTATCAGAGATGGTAAAGTAGTGGACAGAGTAGACCCAGTTTCACCTAGTGCTGCTAAACAACAAAAACAAGGTAATACTGGAACAACTGAATCACAAGATTTTATTACAGATGTTAACAATAATTTAGCGATTATTTTAGAACAATTACAAGAAGGAAAAGGACTTAAATTGGTTCTTAATAACGCTGAAGTTATTTTTTGTTGTAATAGTAAATCTGGTGGTGTTTTTGATTTAGAGATAATTGAAAATAAGTCAATCCCCGCATTGAATAAATGGCAAACATTTGTATTAGATATTAAAGGAAACCCAGATGATGAACAAACTTCTCTTTATAATGTAAACAAAGATATTATTAAAACACCAGACAATGGAAAAACATTTAGTTTAAAATTTAAAGTTTTTTCTGGTGAAAAACAATCTGAAGTTTGGGTTGTTGGTGGTCAAGGCGTTGCTATTACAAAATCATGTGATGATAAAACCGAAGATGGTGCCGATGAAGGTGATGTTAACACTAAAGACGAAGAAGAATTAAAATTAGACGCTAAAGAAGCCCTTGAAAAAATTCTTTCGGACCCAATGATGCAAAAAGCATTTTATTCTCAGCCAACATTTTGGCAAACATTTGTTGCTGAATTAAAAGGTAAAAAAAGTCCAGGAAATGGTATTATCACTGTTTTAAACATTGTAAAAAAATACGAGTATAAAAAAATAGTAGAGTTGATTGGTGAAGGATTTACCGATAAAAAAGGTGTTATAGTTAAATTTGAATCATTGGAACCAATAACGTTAAACTACAATACACAAAAAGAAGGTCGAAAAACTTTTACAATACAAACGTTAAAACCAACTGAGGTTAAAACTTCAACAGACAAAAGAGAAACAGGTTTGGTATTGGAAGTTAACCTACCAGATGACCCTAATTATATCCTAAGAGTTGTTGTTGATGGTAAAACAGAAACGGAAAACGTTAAAGAATGTAGGTTGATTATTGGTAGAATTGCTAGTAATAACGTTTTTACAGCTGTTAGTACACCAGTAACTACACAATTAGAATTTTTAAATTCAGATGGGTATAAGATACCTAAAGAAGAAAACACCAAATAATTATGACACCAGAGGAAATAAAAAAACTTACCGAAGAATTAAAAAAACAAGCAGAACTGCAAAGACAGGTTAGTCAATCCATTGAATCATATATGGATGGGATGAAGCAATATAAAAGAACACTTGCTGAAATAAATAAAAACAAACAACGTGAACTTGAGCTTGAGAAAGAAATAGCGGCTACAACTGGTAAGGATAAAGACTTAGCAGAAGCAAAACTTAAGATTTTACAAGGGCAGACTGCTGAAATGGAAACCCAAGCTAAAATTATGGGTTCTGCTTTGGCTTCAGTTAATAGAAAATCTTTGGCTGGTGCTACACTTATGGCTGAAGCAGCAAAAGGTTTGGGAAAAGCTTTCGTTGGTTTACCAGGAATGATTCAAAGTGCTTATGGTAAAATAAAAGGTTTAGGGTTATTTGAAATGGAAAAGGAGATTAAAAAATCTGCTTTATCCATGGGTATTTTATCTAAACAAAGTAATTCATTTAGGTCTACAATAGTTAGTGCGTCAAAAGAAACCAATTTAATTGGTGTGGGTATTAAAGAATTGGCTCAAATGCAATCTGCATATAGTGAAGGGTTGGGTAGAGCCGTAGTTTTAAGTAAAGAAGGTTTAGTCGCAATGGGTCAAATGGCTGTTGTTACTGGCTTGGGTGCTGAAGGTACTTCTAAAATGGTAGAAGACATGGAATTACAAGGTGTTTCAGCTGAAAGAACTGGTAAATATATCGAACAAACACTTAACGATTCGACTAAAATGGGTCTTAACGCAACAAAGGTTATTAAAAATGTTTCTAATAACATGAAGATGCTTAATCGTTATAACTTTAAAGATGGTGTAAAAGGATTGATTAAAATGGCTCAAACCGTTTCTAAGTTGGGTGTTAGTATGGAATTCGCTAGTGGTTTTGCTGAAAAACTTTTTAACATAGAAGGTGCTGTTGACATGTCTGCTCAATTGCAAGTTATGGGTGGTGAATGGTCTAAGTTGGCCGACCCATTTCGTTTGATGTATATGGCTAGAAATGACATGGAAGGTTTAACTGAAGAACTTGCCAACGCTGCTGCTTCTTCAGCTAAGTTTAATGCTCAAACTAAAGAATTTGAAATAGGTTCGTTAGAGATGAGTAGACTTAGAGTTATTGCAGAACAAACTGGTATTTCTTATGATGAATTAGCAACTGCTGGTAAAAACGCTGCAAAATTTGCAAAGATTAAAGGTCAAGTAAGTTTTACCATGGATGATGATGAAAAAGAATTTTTAGCTAACACA